TCATCCAGTTTTCCTTTTCAGGATGGTCAGTACCGGCCCACGTGAGTCTGTTGCTGATACCATATTTGCAGCTTCGATCAGATGCCCGAGCTCAGCGCCCGAGTAGTGACTGGTGATGCTGCCATTCTTGTGTCCCAGTAAAGCTTTTCGATCTTCCTGAGTTACACCTGCCGCCCGAAGGCGACGACCAAATGTGTGCTTCAAGTCGTGCACCCTGATGGATGTATACCCTGGATGAGCGGGGCGAAGGTTTTCCTCCTGCCAGAGTTTTGCCGCTCTCACTCGCGCCTTTTTCCACGCCGAGTCGTTCATGCGATGAAGCGCATTACCCTTGTAAGGAAAAACCCAGTCCTTATTCAGGCCTCGCTGTTTGTCGATGATCGACTTGGCCACGGTGTTGAGCACGACCAATCGTTCGTCGCCGTTCTTCACGCCAGATCGCTCGTTGCGCCCGCCGAAGTCTGACGGGATCAGGAACACGCTGGTGCCAAGTTCTGGCACCGATATCTCCCAGTCCCACCTCAATTTGCAGACCTCTTGCTCGCGACATCCTGTGTTCACCTTGAACAAGGCCATCGTTTGCAGGTGAGCCGGCAACTCTCCAAAAAGTATCGACTGCTCGTCCCATGTCATGGGGTAGGGCTCGCGAACCTTTTTCTTCAAGTCCAGCTTCGCAAGCATCGGCACCGAATCAAGCCAAGGCCTGCGCTCCTCGTCCCGCCACTTCCTTGCACAAAGCGAAAGAACCCGAATTACCCGTTCGATTGAGATGTTGATCGTACGAGGCGCCACCGGCTTTAATTGCTTCCCGCACGGCAACACCATGCCCTTCAAACGATCCTTAACGAACGGCTCAAGTGCCTGGTCATCGATGTGGGTCAATGGCAGATCTTTGAGATAAGGGTGCAAGTGCTTCAGGTGGTGCGCCGTCAGTTTGATTGACGGCTGATCCTTGCTCTCGATCAAAAACTTCGTTGCTGCTTCTTCCCAAGTTCGGGTTCGGCGCACGCCATACACCTTTTGCTGCCGAAGCTGCTCAAGGCGATGAATCAGATACTGCTCTGCTTCTTGCCTGTCACCAGTTCCAGTGCTTTCTCGAAGTCGCTCACCTCGGAAAACCTTGTCGATTTGCCAGACTCCACCTTTCTGGTAGAGACCGGAGATCGCTTTTCTCGCCATGGCTTGCCTCCTTTTGCTTCACCCTGGCGCTCGCTGCGGGGATGATTGTTGTCCTGATTCGCCGCCTTTTCAACCGACTTGCGCTCGACGTAGGCGTCCGCCCATTCATCAAGCTCAATCCGGTCGAAGGCCACGCCTTGTTTCCCGATCGGGAATTCCCGAACGCTTGGGCGAACTGTTTTGTTGAATTCGTCCCGGCACATGCCGAGGTAACCAGGAGCATCGCCAAACCTGATGAAGCGCGGTTGAATGCTGCTGGCCTTCGCCGCTGTGGCGTTTGCCATGAGGTGATGCTCCATGCCGCGCGTGGCGGCAGAAGGTGGTGATGGGTTATGCAGGGAGCAAGCCTTTCGCTTTTGCTTCTGCCCGGCATTGCTCGCGAAACTCCTGAGCTTTTTCGACTGCTTGCTGTTTGCTGGCGGCCTTCCAGGTGGGGCCGACTTGGATGAACTTGCCGCGCAGCTTGCCGCACCAGTGCTTCACGAAGTCGCCGTTCTCGATCTGACAGATGGTGCCGGCCGATGCTTTCGGCGCTGTCGCGTAAGCCACCAGCTTTTGGTCGTACGTTAATTCGGGCATGCGAATTCCTCGCCCGCCGTACACCGGCAGGCTGTTGAGTTGGGGAGGGATTACATCGAAGGCAGATCAGGCGGCGATTCGGGGAACCAGAACGCCGAGATCTGCCAGGCTCTGCAGCGCGATCGCGCATTCATCGCCAAAGGCAAACATCGCACTGCCAGCGCCTGAGCGTCCCTTTTTGTGGCTGTTCTCATGGCCGGGCACGAAGGCAATTCGTCCCTTGATCAGCAGGGTCGCTGATGCGCTGGCCATCGCTTCCTGAAACCACTCAGCATCCGTACGGCTGAACACCAGCGCGAGGCCGTCACCATGAGCGATCAGACGGCGCATCCAGAACCCTGTATCTGGGCCGTATGGTGGGTTCATCCAAACCCGCCCCGACCATTCCTTCGACAGGCCGTCATCGAAGATCGTGTATTTCGTCTTCGCCGGTACCGCCGTCACGTAGTCGTGCGGGCTGGAAGGGTCGAGGTCGAACTGCAAACCGAGGCGCTCGAAGATCCATGCTGGCGTGTACCACTCGACGCTCTTGTGTTTGGGCTGCGCTGCGCGGGCGCCGATCATTCCGCTCATCCGATCACCGCCTTTGTGGTCAGTACCAATAGAAGCCAGAAGAAGAGGGTGCAGCCGGCAATGCTGGTGAGGATCATTTGGGGCTGTCCTCGGCAACCTTGCAGGATTTACAGCCATCGCCGCACGCACCGCAGAAGTCGCGTCCGGCGGACAATGCATTGATTTCTTGTTTCAGTCCGGGTAGATGCCGAACCCAAGCGCAGATCGGGCCGTCCTCGGTGTCGTGGATCGAGAAGATGAACCATCCGTCACCCGCTGGCGCGCTCGGCACCCATGGCGAGCAGTCGCACAGCCCTTCATCTGCCCATGTTTCGAAAAGGCCTTCCGGGCCGTCGCTTTCCATATCGACGATGAACAGTTCGAGGCCGTTATCTCCGAACCAGCTTTTCGGAATGGCGTCTTCCTCGCCGTCGCTCGGCCAGGCTGGGTGAGACCAAAAGCCGTCTTCATCGCGCTCAACGGGGAGCCGCAGGATCAAAACATTTTCTTCAGGCATGACTTCGTCCTTGCCGCTATAGCGGCTGACTTTGAAGGGGGATGGGGTTGTGGTTTAGGATCGGGCTACGTTGGCCGATATCTGAGTACGCTGATTTGAAAACTAACTGAATGGAGTATTAGGTTTGAGAGCGGTCAATCGAGTTATGGGGTTTTTGAGGCGCTGTCAGTATTGGTTGCTCTTGCTCATGACCACGGCCTCGCTTCTAAACGTCTGTATTCGGTTCATTGGAGATTGGAAGAGTTTTTGGACTGTGCTTCTTATTCAAGCGTTTTTTGGTCAAGCAGTGTTCGCATTTATAAGGGGGGAAGCCATTCACGTTGCGCCTGGCGGACGCCTTTCCAAAGACGCGGATCCAGTTGGCCGCGCTGGATTAGCCGCATTTTCACTCGCAGTTTATTTTTTAGCTTTTGGTTACGAGCCTGTAACGCAGGAACAATCAATCTATGAGAAAAGAGCCTCTGACTGGACAATGCCTACGCGCGAAGAGATTGGCAGGTCGGCTGAGCAGCAGTGATTGAAGGTGGTGAATGCTGTTGATCCTGTCGCAGGGCTCCCTGAACGGCCTCGACGATGCGTCGTAGATATTTAAAGTCGTGGTTTTCTTCGACTGCGCGATCGCCAACCGGATAATGCCACTCATCCCCGAACAACTCGGTCAGCAGCGGGCTTTGATGCCAGCATTCGCTCGGGCTCTCGATGCTGCGCAGCACGTCGATGTCATGCCAGAGTTCACGGGCCTCATCTTTACTCAGCTCACCCAGCTCCCAATCATGGCGCCCTGTCTGTTGCCGGCGGCGCTGAACGATGCACTTCTTGGCCAGAGCGTGAAGGGAGTTACCGCTGAACACTGTGGGGCTGATCCCGCGATCCAAGCAATTCAGCACGTAGTCCCAACCGCAGTCGGCAACGAACTTGGCGACGGTGCGCGGGCCCATGCCGCCCCAATAGGCGCTCCAACTCTTGTCCCAGCATTTGATTGTGATTTTGCCCTGGGCTGTTTCGTAATTCGGATTGGCGTCAGTGGGAACTGCACGCCGGCCGAAGTCCTCGAGGAACACGGTGATTGAGTCAAGCCGCGGTGCGCCGGTGATCACCAGCTTGGTCACTGTCGAACGCTCAATCTGCAGCTCGGCCGGTTTGTTTTCTGTGGGCATGGGGATATCCTCGTGATTCTCAGATGGCCTTTAAGGATCAGCAGATGGCGAAGTCGGACTGGTGGAATAGGAATCCTCAGAATATTGATAACTCTGAGTTCAAATCCAAGCGGGATGCAAGAAAGCAACTGAAGCAAAACTCGCGAAAACAAATTTCCGAGGTGTATCGTTACTTTGATAATGAGGAGCATGCAGAAGCGTTTGTAAGGGGTGATATATTTGTAAGCACTCTTAAGCGATGCCGAGAGTATGAGGATCCTTTGCAGGGTGATCGCGAGGAGGGTTTTGAGCGTTACAACACTGGTCGCAGTATTACTAGAAATGGCTCAGACCGAGCGTTCGTAGAATTGGCAGCTAAGGCCGCAATTATCGTAGATCCAAATGCACTTAAAGTTACACTTGTAAATAATGAACGCACAACCGTTTTGCATGATGCATATGTGCTTTGCACTACACTGGGATTTTCTGAAGAGCAGCTGACAAATACGTTCGGCAAATACTGCGTTAGTATTAAATCGCTAGCGACCTTTCACTCGAGGCTTACCAAATCATTAGGGGCGCATGCTGACTTACTGAATAGCTCAAGGGGTAAAATCATATACAAAGAGCGTTTTTACACAGGTTTTGAGGATAGTCCGGGATTGATTGGTTTTGTCAAACCTCCTGATAAGTACGCACCGCAGATGGAATACCGTTTTTTATGGAACGTTCCAGTCGGCAATGAAATTTCCGCAGTTGTGATTCATTGTCCTGATGTCGCACAGTTACTAACTAGGATTAAGTAGGATTTGTTTCGGTCGTCTTAGCACTCAGCCGGGCGCGCTTATTGGTTTTACACCTGAAATTGAGGTATTTGTGTTCAGCCCGGCATTAAGCCGGATAGGGAGGCAGCGTGTCGGATAAATTGGTTAGTTCGTTTTATACTGGTTTTTTAGACCAGCTTGGTAAGCTGGTTGTTGGGTCGGGTGCAGTTCTTGGTCTGGCATATGTTTCTGGTTGGATTTACAGCGTTTTTCTATATTCATTTTTGAACGCACCTTGGGTTATGGATTTCATTGATCCACAGGGTTTCATAAAGGAGGGTCTTCCACTGGTGCTCGCTTGCACGGTTGTTGCCGTCGTTTCCTTTTTCTCTTTTTCAGATTCAGATCATATGAAGGGTTTTGGTAATTCTTTGTTGTTTGTTGTCTCTACTGTTGTGTTGTTTTCATCATTTGTTATGTCTCTATTCGGGAAGAATATCGAGTCTATCGGCTGGGTCAATGCCCTACTCGCACTGTTCTTTATGTTTTACTCTTCGTCTGCACTAGGGTTGGCGATAAAAATGATCGAGGAGAAAAAGCCTAGGTTTAAAGTTTTACTTGTTTCCGCACTTGGGCTTGGCTCAATTTTGTTTTTGTTTCCTTTTTACATGGCAGATCAGAATGCTAGATCCTTGAAGTCTGACGTTTCAGGTCGATCTGCTGTTGTTGATGATAAAGGCAACGTCGTCGGAGTGCTAGTTAATGCGGTTTCAGGAAAATATTTAATTGCTGATTGCGCAAACCCGTCCCAAATGTTTTTTGCAGAAACCAAATCTTCGTTGAAAGTTAGGCCTGCAAAACCAAGATGTACATAGCGAGGCTGTAGCTTAATAAATCTTCGGGTCGACGATTTGATCGTCGTGCTCGCCGGGGTGCTTCGCCAAGTACAGCAACCCGGCAGCTCTCAACTGTCGCAACACCTTTTCGCTTGGCTCATAAGGTGTCGTGACACGTCGAAGCATCCGCTCCTGCGTCTCGAAATCGGCTTCGATCAGGTTCTTCAGAAGCCGCTGGTGAATATCCTGCTGATTGTTTATGCCGTGCGCCGCCATGACTCGCTTGAGGTCAGGCTTGAACACTCCGGCCACTTCAACCGTAAACTTCTCGACGCCCAATGCAGCGTCCTTTGCTGCAGCCTTCTCGCGCTTCCTGCGCTGCTTCTTGGCTTCCTCCGTCAGTTCCTTTTCCTCGGCCATGGCTTACCTCTTCAATTCCGCTGGCCGGCAAGTCCAGCCAGGTCTGTCGTTTGCGTTGTTGGATTCGAACTATGCGGCGCATGAAGTACAGCCGCGCCGCGCTTTCGGATAATCGATGCCGTGATCTGCAATGATTCGCTCGAACGTCTTGTTTGCGATACCGAGACGGCCGCAGGCCTGCCTCCGTGTGATTCCCAGCTCAAGGAAGGCGCGAATGCGTTCGGCGAACTTTGCGTCGCGGGCCTCCAGATCCTGTTCGCGATCTTTGCCGGTTAAGCGGCCGCGAGCTGCGCCCTTGAAAGTCAGGTTGTGGGCCTGAGCGATGTTGTAAAGAGTGCGGCGGCTGATGCCCAAAGCCTCAACGACTTCCGCCTGCGTGTGCGTCGGTGCCATTTCGCGTATCCGTTCGAGCTGCTTCACGCGCTCTTGGTGGCGAATGTCTTGAGCGGACAACGGTTGAGGCGGAGCAGGCGGCCGGCGCCGGACAAATGGCTTTGGTGCCGGCGGCATCTGGTTGCTGTAGGTGATCGGCTTGGGCTTGTACCCGATGGGCTCGGCTTTTTTGATCTTGCCCCCAGCGGCCAGGTAATCGTCCACCTGTGCCGCCAGTTCATTGGATTTTGGCCGAAGGGCTTCGACCAAGCTGAGGTGGTTGCTGATCATGCCGCCGCCCTGACCAGCTTCACGCCGGCCATGCTGAATTTGCTGCCCTGAGAGGCAACCAGCACGTCGAGGTTTTCCCAATTCACGGTCAGCACCGAAATAGGGGCTTGGCCGTAGGCAACCGCCTTGATGAGCGCTTCCAGATCGAACACTTCCGCCTGCAGATTTACCGGCTCAGCGACTGTGGCCGTTGGCTTCGCTGCAGATTGAACCGGCGCGGCCGTTCTCACAGGTGCCGGGCTGGCGACTGGTGCTGGCTCGACAGGTGTCTTGGCCTTCGCCTCGTCGTCGATTCGCTTCAACTCCTCCTGACGAATCTGCTCACGCTGTGCTTCGGCTTTCTGCTCCTCCGCTTTTTGATGCTCAGAAATGCGTACCTTGATCAGTGAGATCAAGTCGTCATTCGCCTTCATCACCAGTTGCTGAACGTCGTTGAAAAGGAAGATGTGATCGACCGCCAGCTCAGCCAGGCTGGCCAGATTCAAACGGATGCCGTCTGCTGTTTGGCTCGCGGCAATTTTCGCGCGGGCCAGTTCGGTATCGACGGCGTCTTGCAAGCTGGCGATCGTGCGCTTGTTCTTCATCGCGCTTACGAAGTCCGCTGCCACAACTGGCAGCGTCACCCGGCCCAGCGTTTTGTTGATTGCTGCGACGTGGTCATTAAGCATCTGCTCGGCCTTCTGCTTGATGTTGGTCTTCACCAGCAGTTCTTGAGCTTTGACCAGCTTGTCGACCTTCAGGCGAGTTTCGCGAGCATGAGCGCTGATGCGATCCAGTGAGGAGAACAGTTCGTCGATGCTTTGGGTCTGGGAGAGCGCCTGTTTCTTCGCCACCGAGACCGCTTCTTCTACGTCTCCGCACCATTTCACCGCCTTCTTGGCGTCGGCAAAGTCTTGGTCGGTCTGCAGCGTGGTCTTCACCGAGTCGATGACGGCCAGCGCCGATTCCTCGAACACTTTTAGGTTGCTCGCGGTGACCATGCCGGTCAGCTCGATGCGCAGGGCTGGCAGCTCATCAGGCGCTTTGCCGACGACGATCGATGGTGCGTCGGCCATTTCGAAGGTGGCCAGATCTGCCTCGAACTGTTTCCAGCCCTCGACTAGCTGCGCGGCGCGGCCTGCGACAGGCCGGTATTCCATGTGCACGAAGTTTTCGGCGGTGCCGTCGGAGCAAACGAAAATCACACGCTCGGCGCCGCTAACCAGCAGTTGCTGCTCGAGCTGCCAGTAGTAGTGCGGCTCCAGTTCGCCTGCCTTCACCTGGGCCACCAGCGACTCGTTCCACAGCTTATGCTCGAAAAAGGTCTCGCCAAGCATCGTGGCGCCGTCCATGGATGCGAGCAGATTGCCGTCGGTGCCCACGACTGGATACAGCTCTTCGCCGATCATGTCTTCAACCAGTGGCCGGGCCAGCGCTTCAGTAGCATGGCCTCTGTCGAAGATGTACTGCTGCGCCTGAGTGACCTCCGGCGTGATACCAGTTTTCTTCATGGTCAGGAGGTCGGTGCGGGTCTGGTACTTCGAAGCGCCCATCATCGCGGGCGCCTCAGAGGCAGTGAAGTGCTTGGCGCGGAGTGCATGCCACTCGGCGGAGCCTTGAGCTACGTTGTGAATTTTCATGCTGTATCTCCATCGAGAGCTTTCAGGTTTTGGATTTTTTCGATCTGCGCCGGGCTCAGCGTGTACTTGCTGCTGATAGTCGCGATCAGGTGTTCTGGGCTGGTGCGGTTGGCGTCAACCAGTGGCTGCCATTTGGCGATGTTTTCTTTGAGGAGATCATCGGAGTAGGGAGGAAGAGATTCCGGCTCCTGCTCTTGCTGGCGCTGTGGGCTCACATCGCGCGGCGTCTCTTCAAATGTTTTGCCTTCCATTTCATCCGCCGTCGGCGCCGATCCAACCTCGGGGAAAGCCTTGCGTAATGCCTGTGCCTCGGCACACTTAGCGAGCTGAGCGAAGGCGCGGCGCTTCCACATGGAGTTAGGCGCGATGGTGTCCTTGCCGGCTGTTGCGTAATTCTCAAGCCAGCGCTCGTTCGCAGTGAACTCAGCGACCAGCCCGTTCGACATTTGGCGCTTGACGGTCACCCGGCACCACTCTGGATACGTGACGTCTACGCCCGCTAGTTTTGCGGTGACCGGTGGCCCATATTCAGGGTCGCTGATGCCTGCGTACTGTCCGGTTCGTGCCGCTTGAATACGATAGAGGCCAATGCCAGGCATGACCGTGTCCTGCATCTTCTTCGCCTTGGCGTTCCAGATAGGCACGATGTGTACTGGCTTCAACATTGGGTCGAGGTGCGCGGCCTGGCAGTAAGCCAAAACCATCACAACCGAATTCTTTTCTGCGCCGGGATATAGGCTGCTGCTGAGTACTTCAACAAGTGCGGCCTCCGACATCACAGGAAGTTGGTCGTCCTGCTTCATTACTGCGCTCACGGGAGATCCTTGCCGCGACGTGCGCAGCGATTGAGTGCTTTGTTTATTGAGTGACCCGATCGGCGAGGGCGCCGAGCAGCATCAGGAAGGTGATGAGGGAGATTGCAGAGAACGACCCGCGCCAGATAAGCGCTCGTCGCGCCCATTGGCGACTGGTCACCGGAACACTCGATAAGTCATTGAGTGCGGCCCCTGGCAGGTGCTGGAAGAGTCTCGCGTCACGTTGTAGCCGGTCATGATGAGCAGCAGTCCACCGGCGAGAACCCAGAACATGATCTTCATGGCCGAACCCTCACTGCGATACGCCCGCCCTTCATGGTTGGGGCCAGACGCTGTGGCAGACTCGAAACCAACTCCTCCCGCTTGCGGCCGATTACCTCGTTGAACGGAAGGCCGAAGCCGAGGATGGCGATGCGGCGGTCAATGTCTTCGAGCTGCTCTTCAGCCAGCGATTTAACAGGTGAAGTCGTCATGCTGCAGCTCCTTGCTTGATCGATTCGTTGTAGGCGGCGTAGATCTCGTCTATGCGCGCCCTATAGAGGCGGTGCTCGTCGTTGTCGATGGCACGGAGCAGGAAGGCGAGGGTGATAGCGGACGTTGCTGCTGCGCTGGCATTGGGCTTACCGAGGCTGCGGATCATCTGTTCGATCTCACCCTCAATCCAACCAATTGCCGTTTGGTGGTCACGTTCCTCTACGTTCATTTGAGCCCCCAGAATTCACCGTAAGCGACCACTGCTGCCGCGACTCGCGCGGCCCGCGCTTTGCGGTCGATCAGCTCTCGAGCTGCCGTCAGCGCTTGACGCTGCGTGCGCTTGTGCTCAGCAGCTTCGTAGTCGTGGAAGTCTTCAACCTTCGGCGCTTTCGGGCGCCCCCAGTCGTCGTAACGCCTGTCCCAGTCCCGGGCCTGCGCACTGTCTGCATAGCTGGTTGCCATGGTCGCCTCCAGATCGGCGTTATTCGGTTGGCGGGGCGGAAAGAGGCGCCCAATGGGTTGTCACTGGCGGTCGTACCGGATGGCCGACACAATCAGCGTGCTGACACCACTCCTCGACGTCGTACCAACAACCTTCGGTAATTGAATCGAGGTAGTAGCCGAAGCCTTCGCCCCAATTGCGCCAAACCGCGACCAGTTGATCCGGCAATGGCATCTGCTCTTCGCAGTTGATCCAGCCGCTCATGGCGACCTCCAGTGTTTGATTGATCCAACAAAACGCGGATGCACTCATCCGATCCGCTGGTTGCCGTTGGGCGCGGATGGGAGTGCATTCGGGTGGTGTCGGCAACGGGGTGGGGTTAAAGAAATGATGTGACTAAGCCGATAGGCTTGCGTCGGCATTCAAGCCAAACATGAAAGCTGGAGTATGAAATGCCGTTGGAAAGATCGCGTATAGGCGTATTCGCCGCACTTATTGGCTGCACCTTTGCGTCGACCGCACAAGCTGCCAGCGATCACGAGCTAGCAGTTGTGTCCGTCGCGTTCCATCAAGAATGTGGAAAGAAACACCCTGATATGGTTTTGTCTTTGGATCAGTTCATATCGTTACATACGCATATGTCTGACAAGCTAGCGAATCACGTCCGAGAAGTCGCTACAGAGCCGAAGTACAAAAGCGAAGTAGAGGAGGCGGTCAGAAAAATAAACACTGAGGCCGACCAAGATTTGGTGGAAGCTGTATGTGATAGCTATTACAAAGAAGTGGTCAAGCGGTAACGGCGCATGCTTGTAGCATTGGAGTGTGACCTGCATGACATTGCTCTCACGCAGCCAGACGGTACTCAGGTCACACCCCGATGCGCTCTCATAGAGAGGATCGGGCAGTTAACGACAGGCTGTCGTGGCGCTGGTTGTTCAGTCGTAGAGCCCATAGCTCAGGTCATCTGTGTCGCAGTCGATCAACAGAATGGCGTTGCCGAAGTACAGTGACGCCAGCATTCGTTCCCACTTCGAATACACCTGCATATCGATGGCGATCTTCTTGTCATCCAATTTGGCGCTGTAGACCTCGCCAAACGCCATGGTCGGTTTCCAGCGGTCGCCGGTTTCACGCTCACCCTTGATACTGATATGCAGCGCGTGTTTCAGGCTGTAGTTGCTGCGCGAGGAAGACGAGTAATGGCTGCTCCGGTAACTGTCTTCCGGTTCTGGATCGAAGTAGATGTGAATCGTCTTGTGGGAGTAGCTACCATCGCCTTCTTCAACTCGAATTTCCGGGCGCTCCCATCGACCTTCGGCGGCGCTCTCTTTGTGGTGCTCAACGAACTCGTCGAGCAGTTCCTTCAACGAAACCTCGCCGGTCAGCAAGCCCTCCCCGGTGAGCACATCAGCAATGGACTTTTCGGCGCGCTCCAAAATAAGCGAACCCATGGCCGCTTGTTCCCAGCGCTGACTTAGGGCGTTGGCGACGAGGGCGTTGTAGCGCTGAAGCTCGAATATGTCGGTTACGTTGGCCGGCAGTGCAGACTTGACGGCTTCCTTGATTGCTCCGCCGAAGTCGCCGTAGGAGCGAAAGGTGTCGCTCACTACTTCTTTGAACAGCTTCTCTATGCCCTCGTCGATAAGTTCACGCGGGCGGTCGGACTGGGCGTATGCAGTGACGCGCTCGGCGAGCAGCGATTGGAGTGTTTGTTCGCTCATTTTGATGCTCCGTGCTTGATCGGTTGTTTTCCCAATGCACCCGTCACCAGGTGCATCAGTGAAACTCTTCCGCTGATCCTTCGGCGCTACTGGCGCGGTACAGATCGATTCAAATTGTTCTTCCAGCCGCGGGCCTTTCGGCTTGTTCTCCCGCTGGATAACTGTTCTTGGTGCTTTACGCTGCGCCCCCGGGTCAGTTGCCAACCCTCTGAACCGTTTAGGCCGGTTCATCGCTGCCTTCGAATCTGGGCCGGTGGTGATCCGGCAAAGGTGAAGCTGTGCGACTAAAGAGCGGTTCAGGCTGTGAGGCCCTGTCGAGTCCCTGTTGGGTGGCTCGATGGAGTGAATTTAAGCAAGCTGAAATAATCATGTCAAGCATGCTGAATAAATAAATTCAGAATGCTGAAATTTGTAGGCGTGAAAAAGCCCGCTCAATGGCGGGCTCATCTCACGCTTCGCAATACTGTCGCCATCTGATTCTGATGGCGCTACCCTCTAGGGCCTCGACTATCACGCCGGCCGTTTCGCTAATCTCATCAATAAGCTGCTGCCAGCCCTCGGCGGTTTCATGCTCAAGTCTTGAAACCGTAATGGCCTGTACCTTTTGTACGCTTGGAGATGCGATGAGGGCTTGTAAACGACGGCCCGCCAGTTCGTAAGACGTCCGGTTTTTTGTTGTAGGAGTAGGGGAAGGGTGCATGCGGTTTTCCTTTCGGTTACTGTATAAAAACACAGTATTTGGCCTTCGAGGATTTCGCAATACACCTTAGGTCTGGTTGGAGATATGCGTGGACACGACCACTTCATTTCAGCGGACAAAAAAAGCCAACCAAGTGACGTACTGATGTGCCATCACAGTGGGATACTGTCTACGCCCCGCACGCGCAGCCAGCGTTGAGACGGATGGCATACCTAAGGATTAGATAGCTATGAGTGATGGCGTAGAGTTTTTTAAAGGCCACGGTGGCAGCATTGAATTAAGCGCCACTACGGTCACTATCAAGCGGAAGGGGGTGCTCGCTTTCGTAACTCAAGGGTTGAAGGGCGATAAAGAGATTCCAATCTCACTCCTCACCGCGCTTCAATTCAAGTCGGCCGGAATGTTCACCAACGGATACATTCAGTTTTCATTCCAGGGCGGAAGTGAAGCTAAAGGAGGCGCTTTCCAAGCTGCGTCCGATGAGAACACGGTGCTGTTCACGAAGGATCAACAGCCAGCGTTTGAAGCGCTGCGCGGTAAGCTTCAGCCACTCATTGGCCAGGTTTCCGCCCCCGTTGTGCAGAAATCGTATCTAGATGATCTGGAGCGTTTAGCTTCGCTCCGGTCTAGCGGCATCCTCACTGAAGAAGAGTTTCAAGCCAAGAAAAAGCAGATTCTTGGTCTGTGAGCTGATAGTGGAAGCTCGGCGCATAGCGCACGCCAATACCAAAAGGCCCGCTTATGGCGGGCTTGTTGATCCCGCACTCTACCACTCGTGGCACACTATTTAGATAGCCAAAAGCCATCATTTCTCTACAATCGTGACTGGTCGAATTCCGGCCAGTTGCGACTTGGAAAGGATGAGTAATGATTCTTCGGAAAGCGATAGCGGTAGCGTCCGTACTTGTTGCGCTGGGAGGCTGTGCGAGCATCGTCAGCGACAGCAAGCCAGAGGTGGGGGTGTACAGCACACCCACGGCCGCAAAGTACGAGATTGTGAATAGCCGAGGGATGGTTGTTGCTCACGGCGTTACGCCCGGAAAGGTACTTCTTGAAAGCGGGAGAGGGTACTTCAAGGGAGAAGACTACAAGGTCACCTTCCGGAAAGAAGGGTATTCAGATAGCACTGTGCCGCTTAAGACCACCGTTAACGGCTGGTACTGGGGCAATATCTTGATAGGCGGGCTCATAGGTATGCTCATCGTCGATCCGCTCACAGGTGCGATGTACACGCTGCCAGATGATGTAACTGGAAACACTTCACTGCTCGCGTCGCAGGAGGCTGCGGTAAAGTAGAGGGTAGGCCCCGCCGCCTGCGTCTAACTAGGTTTCATCATCGGCTAGAGACCAGCCTGCAACATATAGCGCATGGTGACGTGCAGCATCATCAAGTGGAGCTGTCTGCGCGTCGTACGTCACTTGATCTCTTCTGGTTTTCGGCGAAGGGGGAAGGATGCTGTCTAATCCAAGCCCTATTGAGGGAGTCGAATTTCTCTTCCGAGCAATCTCTTGTGGTGAGTCAGAGAAAGATATTGTCGGCTTCAGTCTGCCTCGACGGTTAGCTTTGCGACGCTGCTTCCTAGCCAGGGCAATCGATACAAAGGGGGCTGCTCCTCCAAATATTTTCTTCTGATAATAATCGATATGCGCGATCAGCCTTTCGGCTGCTCGCTCAAACTCCTCGCCCTCTTTGATTTCTCGCATGACGCTGTAAAGGAGCGCTAGTTGCGCCCATTCTCGGCTATCAATATCCCTAGGCTTTTGAATATCGAGGCGCCGTAGAAATTTCAATAGATTCGAAGGTAAAGTCATTTTCGCCAGATCTGTCGGCAAAGGTAGAGTCATTTTCCGTCTCCTAGGAGATATATCTTCAGGGCGCCATTAGTCTTCCGGATCCTCATCTTCCCCCGGCTTCCACCTGGCCATCAGATCAGCCATCAACTCAGCAATGGGCTCACTGTTGCCTGCCAGCACCTCTAAATGCTTGTTGACTCTGTCGTGCGTATTTGAAGAGCCGCGCTGATCGATCCAGATACTGATTTCTTCGATAGCAGACCCAAGGGCCATGACATTCTGGTTCATGCGGTAGAGCAGGGCGGGGGTGGGATCGTCTGGCATGACGTTTCCTCCATCAAAAAGGAAAGCGTAACAGCGATGGTAAACAAAAAGCCCGGCTCTAGGCTTGGCCTTAAGTCACCTCAGCCCGACTCACCAGCGGAACGTTTTTTCCGCGGCACCGGCGAGGAGCGCAAATGCGATTATCAGCGCGAACATTCCAAAGAACAGTGCAATTGAAGCGCCCCAAGACCAGTGCCAAGCATAGTGCGCACCCAAGACTCCGATGACGCAGTTCAGGAGGTTTATTCGGAGCATGAACACCAGAAACGTGGCGATCAGGGAGCTAAAGAACCAATGCCAATCCAGCCAGTATTGAATGCCACCGTAAATCGCTAAAATCTGGGCAATGCCCAAAGCGATATTGACGGGGAGAAGAAGAAATCCTATTCCAGTCAAAACGTTTTCTGATGCGCTCATTGTAGCCTCCATGTATGCGAGCCATCATTTTAGCATCGCGAACGGCTGACGGAGAGGCGGATACGGAAAGCCCGACGCTCGGCCGGGCTTTTTACGCACGTGGCCAAATCCCTTTGGCTGACTGCAATGTGCTTGTAGGTGTGACAATCATTTACATAAAAGCCCGGCGCAGTGCCGGACTAATCTACTTGCGCAGCTGAAACGAAATGACGTTATTAGGTATTTCTTCGTTAGGCAGGAAATACGATTCCGGCTTCGCTGACATTTCCGCAAGGCGACCGGCGGGTAGCGGGATTAGTCTGGAAATTTCATCTTTGGAAAACTTTACCTTGGCTTCCAAAAAGTCGATCATATCGCTTATGAGTTTGCTAGTTTCCTTGGGCGTCTCTTTATCAAGGGGCTCGCTTTTCCGACTTTCGCTAATCCTGATCCGATCCAGAGTCAGGTTCAATGTATTCAAGGCATCGAGCAGGGCTTTCGCCTCGGTCTCTCGACCATCTCCCCAGAGAAGTTCGGCCATTTTATTCAGGGCTTGGATAGATCTTTCAATGTCTACAGCGGTCGCTGTAGTGGTGTCTGTCGGCCGTTTCTTCGGCATAGTCAGAACTTCTGCAGCGCTCGCACCACGACTCCTACGATTCGGCAGCGCTCGTCGAACACTCCAATTGGGTAACTTGGGTTCAGCGGCTTTAAGAACAGTCGCCCGCCATCGCTCACGAGCTTCTTGAAAGTCGCCTCATTACTCTCTGGAAGTTTGGCGATCACCAGCTTGCCAGGCGCAGCCTCGGCTTCAGTATCCACGAGGATCAGCGTGCCTTCGGTAATGCTCTGTCCGACAGGCGAGGTCATCGAGTCGCCTTTGACCTCGAGCCAGAACGCGGGGCCCTTCGAGTTGTATTCGGAAAACTCGTAGCGATCCGAAATTCCAGCGGGGTAGGGCTCCACCGCTTCAGACCAAGCGCCCGCAGACACCCAGCTAATCACCGGATAGCGGAAAGATAGAGCTGGCTGAGAAGTTGTGGAGACGTTCGGCTCCGAAGCTTCCTTCTCATCCCCCTCACCAATTGCAAGCCACTCAGCCCTAAAGCCCGTGGCTTTCGCCAAGGCGTAGAGATTCTCTGGCCGCAGGCTTTTGCTCTCGCCAGTAATCCATTGAGTAACAGCAGAATTTGCGACGGCACAAAGCGACGCAATTTCGCCCTTCTTTTTCCCGCTGAGCTGTATAGCCCGGGCAATACGTTCGTGTCTTTCCATGAACCCAATATTAAGTTAACTGAATTTAAGCATGCAGTAGGCAGAAAACGCCGTTGACTCGATAAGTTAAGCATGCTGAAATTGCGTCAGAGTCGAACGAGGATGCGCAATGAATACGCATGAAGTCGCCGAATTCTTCGGCAGCAAGACAAAGCTGGCACTGGCTCTGGGCATCCGCCCAAGCGCCGTGACCATGTGGGGAGGAACCATCCCTGAATCCCGGCAATACCAGATCCAGGTGCTTTCCAAGGGCAAGTTTAAGGCCGCAAAGAAAGTCCAGGCCGCCTAAGCGACATCCATGTCCGCCGTTCCATTGAAGCCATCTTGACCGCAACTGACCCAAGGAAAAACTAGGACATGAAAACGCCCGTACTAGAGACCCGCCGCCAAGTAATGGCAGCCGTGTCCAACGCTTTCCCTGGTGGGATGGATTGCGCTGCTGCTCGCCTTGGCATCAAGGACAAGCGTCTGGAAAACCAGATCTACGAGACAGCAGGCTGCAAGCCGTTAAGCGATGCCGAGATATTCGTGCTGGAAAGCGAAACGAAGACTGAGCATCTGCCGGACTACATCTGCGCCATGTATGGCGGTGTGTTCGTGAAGATCCCGGAGGCGGGGGAGTTGGACAACGTGGATCTGTATCAGCGTTCTCTCACGGCATCCGTGCAGCGCGGTGCACTTGACCAGATGGTGGCCTCCGCGCTGGAGGACGGCGAGATCGACTCGAACGAAGCAAAGAAGATCCGCGCCCTGCATGCCAGGTATCTGTCGGCGAGCCTTGAGGCTATCGGGGCGGTAATTGAGTTGCATAGAGCCCGCGCATAAATCGCAGGCACAAAAAAGCCAGGTTCGTGGCCTGGCTTCTTCAACAGCAGTTAGCGAGAGAAATCATGCCAAACATTGTTCCGATACACAACCCTCGGGGGTTCACCCGAATGGACAACAATTTGATGGAGTCTCTGTCGACAGTTGATCTGCCGGCCAGGGAGCTTCGCTTGGTGATGGCTATTGCCCGTCAGACCATTGGCTTCCGGATGGAGACACGCCGCCTCACCGCTGACGACCTGGGAAAGCTGACCAACATGCGCCGTGACGTTACGTCGAAGGCGATCAGCCATTTGCTCGAGCGCAAGATCATCTACCGCGTCGGCGGCAGTCGCGGTGAGATCGGTATTTCGCCTACCCGCGAGTGGTCATTCTACGAAGAAAAAACAGTCAATCTCACTGAGACCAAATCGTCCCACTCAGCCCAAATCGTCTCACTGAGACCTGATGCGAGTGAGACCAAAACGGCAACTCGCCTTCTTTATACAAAGAAAGAACCCCTATTAACTCTTTCTTCGAAAGAGATTAATCCGCCCCAAGAGCATTTGGCCCCATCGAAGACTGATCGCAAGAAGACATTCGGCAAAATCCAGATGCTTGCCAACAACCCGAACGCCATACCTGAGCAACTACTTGTCGACTGGCTGGCTCTGCGCAAGACCAAGCGCGCCGCGACCACCGAGACCGTTTGGGATTCGCTGAACGCCGAACTGGTCAAGTGCCAGGTCGATCACGGGATCGATGTTAAGTCCGCCATGACCGAGGCTCTGTCCGCTGGATGGCAGGGCTTCAAGGCTGAGTGGATAGCGAAGCGCTTAGCCGAGTCTGCCCCGGCACCGTCCGCTCAATCCCGCCACAACGGTTTCGCTGAGCGCGATTACACCACCGGCCTGAAAAAGCGAGAGGACGGCAGCTATGCACTCTGAGCCAATCCAATCGACTCCCGAGCTGCCGCCGGGCACTCGCATCCAGCCCGCTGACTGTGAAACCCACGGCCCCTACGGGCAGAAGGTTTTTGCGGTTCTGGGCCGAGAGCTGAAAAGCAATTGCCCAGATTGCAGCCGTATCGCCCGCGAGAAATCCGAGGCTGCTGAGCAGGCCAATAAGGCGATGGAGCTTCGCATGTCCCTCGCTCGCAAGCTGGGCGATGCGCTAATCCCGAAGCGGTTCACCACTCGCACCTTGAGCAACTACCAGGCAGAGAACGAGGGCCAGCGCAAAGCGCTCAGATTCTGCCAGCACTACGTGCAGATCTTCGACGAGATCCTGAAGACCGGCCGCTGCATGGTGCTGATTGGCAAGCCCGGCACCGGGAAAACTCACCTCGGCGCGGGCATGGCGAACGAGCTGCTGCACAACACGTCGCGCACCGCGGTGTATCGCACTGTCGGCGCGATCTTGCAGGCGATCCGCGCTACATACGACAAGCACAGCGAGCGCAGCGAGGCCGAGATTCTATCGAGTCTGATCGATCCCGACCTGCTGGTGCTGGACGAGGTAGGCGTGAGCAAGGAGCAGCCGAGTGACTTCGAGCTGACGACCCTGTTCGCAATCATCAACGGCCGGTACGAGCAGGAGCGCCCGACGGTGGTGATCTCCAACCTCGAAGCCGGTCAGTTGCCGGCCGCCATGGGTGACCGCTGTGTCGACCGCCTGCGCGAGGGCGGAATGATCGTTGTGCCGTTCGACTGGGAATCACAACGCGGCAAGGAAGGGTTCTGACATGACCATCGACAAACAAAAACTCCAGAAGCTGCTGTGGGCCGAGGCCGCGTCATTCCGGTCTGACTGCGCAGAGTGGAAGCTCAACACTGAAGCGCTGCAAGACTTTCTCGGCGAGAGAAGCGTGGAAGAGGTTGCGCTCGAGCTGCTGGCTGAGACCGAACGTCTGACGAAGCGGCTCGGCGAAATGAGCGAAACGCGATCGACCAAGGTGGTGCAGCAATGAATCCCGAATACACGATCCGCGACCAGCGCGACGTCAATCGGCTGGCCGGCGTCCTGCACGCCATCGACCTGAGCAAGCCGAAGGTCGTTGTGATCCGCGACGAGAAGCGTCCGGACATTTGCAACCGGAAGATGTGGGCAATGCTCAAGGACGTTTCCGAGCAGGTGATCTGGCACGGCAAGAAGCTGACCAGTGAGGACTGGAAGTGCCTTTTCAGTGCCTCGCTGGAAAAGCAGCGCGCGGAGCCTGGTCTCGACGGTGGCTTCGTGGTGATGGCCGTATCGACTCGCAAGCAGTCGCAGAAGTGGTTCAGCGATCTGTTCGAGCTGATGCACGCTTTCGGCGCCGAGCATGACGTGCGCTGGACTGAGCAGGACAAATGGGGTGGGAGGTATTGATGCGTACTGCCCTCAAGGATGTGAAGCAGAAAACCTGCAAGGCCTGCGGCGAGAAGTTCGCGCCGATGTTCAACACCACGCAGGTGGTGTGCAGTCCGAAGTGTGCTCTTGCTCACGCGCCGGCGAACGCCGACAAAGCCCGCAAAGCTATCCACCAGCGCGACCGCCGCGAGATCCGGGTGCGCAAGGAGAAGTTGAAGAGCAGGGCGGATCACCTGCGCGAAGCCCAAGCAGCCGCGAACGAGTACGTCCGCCTGCGTGACGCGCACCTGCCATGCATTAGCTGCGACTCGATGCCGAACGACAACAACCTGATTACAGGCAGCCGTTGGGACGCTGGCCATTACCGATCTGTCGGTGCTTGCCCAGAGCTGCGCTTCGAGCCGCTGAACATTCACCGCCAGTGCGTGAAGTGCAACCGCAACCTGTCAGGCAACGCGGTCGAGTACCGCATCCGGTTAGTGCAGCGCATCGGTGCCGAAACAGTGATTTGGCTGGAAGGGCCTCATGAGCCCCGCAAGTACACCGTCGAAGATATCAAAACCATCAAGGCCGAATACCGAGCCAAGACAAGAGAGCTGAAGAAAGGGGAAGCCGCATGAAGCTGATCAACGCAAGACAGGTCTGGACTGAAGCGCAGCACGAATCGAACGCGTCGATCAGCGCTGTGGCCATCGAGCGCGGGGCATCGGCACCGGTGAAGAAGGGCGCTCGGATGCGCCGGCATGAGGCTGTATTCGCCGCGCTGGGCGATGACAAAGAGGAGCGTATTGAAATTGTTCGTCAGCGGATCAGCATCAGCGAGACGCGCCGTACGCCGGTTGGTCGCTCGACTGCCCGCGCTGCGCACCTGGCTACGATCGGCAAAGTGTTGCGCGCCATCGATACATTGCCATTCCAGGTGCAGCAGTTCGGGCATTACCTGTATCACCCGGCGATGAACATGAGACACCTGTTGAACGCGGTGCTGCTGATCACAGCTAAAGCGGCGCTGCCTGACCTGACTTCGGCCAAGCGCGTGAAGGCGCAGTACCTGGTTACCCTGGCCCTGCAATCGTACAAGGGGGAGGCCGCCGGATCGGCAGAGTGGGGGCCTGCCCGTGTTGCCACTGAAATGCTGACATTCTTCGGCGTTACCATCGACCCGAAGAATTGGACGCGTGATTGGCTCGACTTGTGGGAGTCCCTAAAAGAAGTGATAAAGGAAGTGGATATTCAGGCTCAGCAACCTATATGGCAGGTAATCCACTCGGAAACAGAACAAGAAGCGGCATAATAATGTTGACGTGACGGGTTTTTACGCGTATTTTTCACATAGTGCACAAGTTACGCGAAACGCACAGGGCTCAAGAGCACAGGCTAGCGCTGGGTTTTGCAATTTAGGTGATACCATTTCCTCCTACTTCGGAGGAGCAAAAAAATTGAGCGGTTTCAGAATTGAATCGAAGGTCATCCAAGGGAAGATGCGATATCAAGTGATGTTCGGCCCCGTGCAAATCGGTGACCTATTGACATCTGAAGCAGAGGCAAGAGCCCTGATTGAATATCGGGAGAGCCTGACGATAAAAGGTGAGGCGGAGCGCGCTGCCGAGGAAGGCGACTCTACTCTTGATAAGTGATACTGACTGATATGGCCCCGCTATGTGCGGGGCTTTTTTTGGGCCTGATTTATTTGTGGTGCTTGAAGTAATAAGTCAGCGCATCGTAAACCGGTTCATTGAATTCAACCTGAATAAGGTCATCGCCGCGACGCTTCAGGCGGTAGAAATTTAAGCCTCCTTGGAATCTGATTTTTGTATCTCTTGGCTCGCCTTTCAAAGAGTCAAGCAGTTCGCCCACCGTCATGCTGCTTCCGTCGTCTTTCATGGTGTTCTCCAAATAGTAAAGCCACTATTTTGCCATGTATTGGAAAGCGGTGTTTCGCATGGTTGCCGTGACTGTCACGGTCATTTCCATTTTTGCTTAGCCTCAGCACTCGCTGGGGCTTTTTCGTTTTCGGCTCCCGACACCCATAGCTCCGAGCTGGGAGTGCAGCGGACGCCGGATTTATCAATCTCCCCAAGGGGGAGGCAACCCGGATGCCAAACATGCCTGACAAGCCAGACACATGGGCCAAGATCTGGCTGGCGTTGAGCAATCCGCTCTGGCAGGGCGTGATCATGTCCATCACCGTATCGTTGCTTCGAGTCATGTACGACGCGAAGGAAACCAGTAAGCGCCGGATTGTGTTCGAGGCGCTGATCTGTGGATCGCTGAGCTTGGTCGCGTCGAGTCTTATTGAGTGGATGGCCTGGCCTTCCAGTTTGTCGGTCGCTGCCGGTGGCACGATCGGCTTCCTCGGCGTGACAGCCATACGCGAACTGGTGACCCGCTTCCTCGGTCGCAAGGCGGATGCCGCATGAAAGCCTTCGCCGCTGCAATCATCATCGCTCTGGTCGCCGTCCTGCTCGTAGGGATTCAGCAGTACCGGGTGATCGCCCTGCGCGCTGACGTGAAGTTCGAAGCCAGCGAGAAGAAGAAGGCGGTCGACGCCAACCTCGAAAGCCAGGCCACGATCACCACGCTACGGGCAGAAGCCCAGCGCAACGCTGCCTACCAGAAAGACCTGAACAAGCGAATCAAAGCCAGCGAAGACAAAGCCAAAAAGGCGAGGAAAGACTTTGAAGACCTCAAGCGCAACAGCAAGCCTGTTCGTGATTGGGCTGCTCAGCCTTTGCCTGACGGCCTGCGCGGGAAAGCCAGTAGTGGTAACTCAGACAAAGGCCGTAAGAACTGAAGCGCCTGAGCCAGTCCCCTGTGAGCGGATAGATGCCGATGACACGGATCTGCGGCTCAACGGGGATGTGTGGGCGCTGAAGGATCGAGCCATTGAGTTGCTCGACACTTGCGCTGACCAGGTGGACGCGCAGATCAAGCGCAGTCAGAGCAAGTAGGTCGCGCGCCCTTCTCATGGAAGTAGTCAGTTCGCTCGCTACTCGAACCGGGCCTTCTTGATATCGCCATGCTTGTTTTGAAGATAAATGGAATAAGGCAGTAAGACAGTGTCTGTAACAGCTGAGAGCCCCATGTCGAGAACAATAAGCGCGGGAGCAGGGTATCCATCGAAACCAGTGCTTCGCCGTGGCTCCGCATCTAGTGTGCAGTAATCAAAGACTGTACCGCTGTAGATTCGTGGAACCGAGTCACAATGGGAATGCCAGCGAGCCAGTTTATTGCTAGCCACGGCATCATCCCGGAACGTCGTATTGATCGTTCCACATCCCGACGCCGAAGCGGTCGCAAGCATCAACAGAATACATCTGAATTTCACTGAGTCGACTCCTTTCAAAGGATTTGAATTGTAGTCGAGCGGGTGAATTCACGGAGTCATATTTAATAAGTAGCGACACGTTTCGCGAATCAGCAAATTGTGTCGCGCTATCAATTTCGCGCACTTACCTGCGAGCCGCAAGGCAAGCCTGTAGGGTCTTCTGTTGATGCTCATACATCTGAAGAAGGTGGGCGCGTTTCTCCTCACCATATTGATAAAGCTCAGCGTTCTCGATTGAGTATTGAATGCCGTTGCCCGACTGCCTGATGGCTTCGCATTGATCGTTTTGCATCGCTGAGAGCTTCGATTGTAATGATGAAATTACGGTGTCCCTCTGCGCAACAGCTTCGCGCCACTTCTCCAAAAGGCTGCTCAGCTCATCGTTGTTCTTTCGAAGATTTAGTGATGTATTTTTTTCTGCATCTAGAGAACTCTTGAGTTGACCATAGTCCATCCCACCCATAAAGAGGGCAGAGACTCCTGCGCCGAAGAGCGCTGCAATGGGAACAGCTACGGCAAGTTTGGATACTGTCCACCAAAAAACACCTTCTGTTCGATATTGCGGGCTTTCCATGTCCTTTCCCTTTGGCAAATTGAGCGTTTTCATTCGCTGTTGATGACAGATGCAACTGAGCGATATTAGGAGGGCTAGTGAAAAGGCCCGCTCCTCCTGAGCCAATTCTCAAATTGGCGGATTTGTCCGACTCAGGCATACGTCTGATACCGGCTCCCGAGGTGTTGGAGTGGCTCCAAGCTGAGATTCTCGCTGACACCGGAAGTATTCACAACGAAGACCACGCCCATCTGATCGATGCGGACATTCGTGTGATGTGGGCGTCTGCTGCCTTCACGAAGAAGGGGCGCACAGTCGTAGGTCAAGCTGAGCAGGTCGCGTTCCGAGCAGGTGGCTGGCATAAAGCCCGGATGGAACAACAGATGATGGATTGGTTCGGCGACGTGCCGGCCTACATCATCACCCTTGCCGCCGATTACTGCGCCCAGTGCTCTGACGCTGACTTCTGCGCACTGGTTGAGCATGAGCTGTATCACATCGCCCAGGCGAAGGATCAGTACGGCGCACCCAAGTTCACCCAAGAAGGATTGCCCAAGCTTGAGATGCGCGGACACGACGTTGAAGAGTTCGTCGGTGTAGTGCGTCGGTATGGGGCGAGCCCTCAAGTGCAAGAACTGGTGGACGCTGCAAACAATCCTGCTGAGGTGGGGAAATTGAACATATCGAGGGCCTGCGGAACCTGTCTGCTCAAGTCGGCCTGAATGTGAGACAGGCATGAGACGGAACCCAATTTATGGCAGCCCTGAAAAACGATGTGAAAGCCTTCATCGTTCAGGCTTTGGCGTGCTTCGACACGCCTACGCAAGTCTCTCAAGCGGTGAAGCAAGAATTTGAGATTGAGATTACCCGGCAACAGGTAGAGCAACACGATCCCACCAAGCGCGCTGGAGTGAACCTCGCTGCCAAGTGGCAAACCCTTTTCCATGACACCCGTAAGCGCTTTCGTGAAGAGACGGCAGAGATACCGATCGCCAACCGAGCGTACCGGCTCCGCGCCATGAATCGATTCGTTGAGCGCGCTGAGGGGATGAAGAACATCGGCCTCGCCATGCAGATTCTTGAGCAGGCTGCGAAGGAAGTCGGCGACGTCTACGTCAATCGCAGCCGGAAGGATGAGCCTGACGATGAGCCGGTAATCCCGACGCGCATTCAGGTTGACGTAGTGGATGCGAGGAAGCCGAATGCCGAGCCTTAACGTTCCGCAGTCGCAGTTCCTCCTGTTACCCCACAAGTTTCGCGCATTCGTTGCTGGGTTCGGCTCTGGGAAGACCTGGGTCGGATGCTCGGCGCTGAGCAAACATTTCATGGAGTGGCCCGGCGTTAACGCAGGTTACTTTGCTCCGACATATCCGCAGATCCGCGACATCTTCTATCCGACGATGGAGGAGGTAGCCTACGAGTGGGGCCTGAAGACCAAGATCAACCAGGCGAACCATGAGGTTCACATCTACAGCGGCCGGCAATATCGCGGCACTGTGATTTGTCGATCGATGGAGAAGCCACAGACCATTGTCGGTTTCAAGATCGGGCACGCGTTGGTGGATGAGCTGGACGTGCTGACGTCGATCAAGGCACAGCAGGCATGGCGCAAGATCATCGCCCGGATGCGCTACAACCTGCCGGGGCTGAAAAACGGCGTGGACGTGACCACGACGCCGGAAGGCTTCAAGTTCGTCTTTTTGCAGTTCGTGAAGCAGTTGCGCGACAAACCCGCGCTGAAGGAAATGTATGGCCTCATCCAGGCCAGCACCTTCGACAACGAACTGAACCTGCCAGATGACTACATCCCATCGCTGATGGAGTCGTATCCCGAGCAGTTGATCCGCGCCTACTTGAACGGCCAATTCGTCAACCTGACGTCCGGATCGATCTACCACGCTTACGACCGCAAGCTGAACCAATGTTTCGACACGGTGCAGCCAGGTGAGCCTTTGTTCATCGGCATGGACTTCAACGTCGGCAAGATGGCAGCGATCACCCACGTCAAACGTGATCAAGGGCTGCCTCGCGCTGTGGATGAGTTGATGGACGGCTACGACACGCCGGACATGATCCGGCGCATCAAAGAGCGCTACTGGGAACACACCGGCAACGATTTTCGAAAGACTTGCGAGATTCGAATTTACCCGGACGCCTCAGGCGATTCGCGTAAGTCGGTCAATGCCAGTCTCACCGATATCGCCATGCTCAAACAGGCAGGCTTCACGGTCATCGCACCGGCGGCCAACCCGCCAGTGAAGGATCGGATCAACGCCATGAACGCGATGTTCTGCAATGCACAGAGCGAGCGACGCTACCTGGTCAACCCGTTCACATGCCCGACTTACGCCGATGGCCTTGAACAGCAAATCTGGGCGCCAAACGGTGAGCCGGATAAGAGCCAAGGAAACGACCACGCCAACGACGGCGGTGGTTACTTCATTCACCGCGAGTACCCGATCATCAAGCCGGTCACCGCTATCAAAATGGGATACGCCCGATGAGCAACGACGTTTCCTTCAAGCGGGCGGACTACATCGAAGTGCTGGATCGTTGGTCAACTGTTCGAGACGTCTGCGCAGGTCAACACCGCGTTGTCGACCGACTGCCGTACATCAACGCACACGACAAGTCGCCAGAGAATCAGGATCGCAACAAGGCATACCGCGAGCGCGCAGTTTTCAAGAATGCCACCGGGCATACCCGAAACGGGCTGCTCGGGCTGGCCTTTCACAAAGATCCGACGCTGACCATCGCAAAGAAGTTGGAGTATCTGCAGGACAATGCCAACGGATCTGGCGTCAGCATCTACCAGCACTCGCAAGGCACGCTTGAAAAGGTGCTTGAGGCTGGACGGCATGGTCTCTACGTCGACTATCACCAAGATGACGGCGCCGGTGGACACTCTGTGATCCTGTCGTACTGCGCCGAAGACATCATCAACTGGCGCACGGGCATGGTTAACGGTCACAGCGTGCTGACCTTGGTGGTGCTGCGCGAGTCACCGGAGATCGAAGACGGATTTGGCTTCAAGGTGGTTGAGCAGTATCGGGAGCTGGCGTTAGAGGACGACGGCTTTGTCTGCCGTGTATGGCGTCGATCCGGGCCGAAGGGTGGCGGGCCGCTGGCCGTCGTTGAGGAGTTCAGGCCTACAGGAACAGCTGGACGCTTGAAAGAGATCCCGTTCACCTTCGTCGGCGCACAAAACAACGACCCAAGTATCGACGAGTCACCGCTTTACGACATTGCGATGATCAACCTTGGTCACTACCGCAATAGCGCCGATTACGAAGACAGCGTCTTTTGGTGTGGCCAGGCCCAACCATGGATATCGGGTCTGGATGAGCAGTGGCGCGACTGGATGGAGAAGAACGGAGTTTACGTCGGTTCCCGCGCACCGATGATGCTGCCGGCCGGTGGCCAGTTTGGGTACGCCCAACCGTTGCCGAACACGCTGGTGAAAGAGGCGATGGCCGACAAAAACCAGATGATGATCGAGCTGGGGGCGCGGATGGTCGTTGCATCACTGGCTACCAAAACAGCGACTGAGTCGCGCGGTGATCAGTCTGCATCAACATCTGTGCTCGCTGGATGCGTGGCCAATGTCAGCGAGGCTTACACGCGGGCGATCATGTGGTGTTGCACCTACATGGGCGTCAGCGACACGAAGGTTGCGTACCAGGTCAATCAAGAATTCGTTGAGCTGACGGCTGATCCGCAGATGATTACGGCCTTGGTTGGCTTGTGGCAGAACGGCGGCTTTGCCAAAGCTGACCTTCGCGCGTACCTGCGCAAGCTGGGTCTCATAGCGCCCGAGCGCACAGATCAACAGATCGACGGCGAGCTGGCCGAGCAAGGCGACGGACTTGGCTTAGATGACGAGGACAATCTAAATGGCGGCAAACCAAGCGATCCTTGACGCCACGATTCGGCACGCGGTCTTCCTCGAAAAGCTGAAGGCAGGGGAGGTCGGCAAGTTCGCTCCCTTCCTGAAGGAAATCGACCGCTCGATTCGCGATCGGCTCACCCAGTCAGATCTGACCGAGTACAACGTGAAGCGGCTGGAGGCGCTTCTGAAAGATGTCGATAGCTTGCTGCTGGGTATCTTCGACCGTTACAGCGCGCAACTGAATCTTGACCTGATCGATATCGCCAACTATGAAGCCCAGTTTGAGGCATCGAGCCTGGCCCGGTCGGCGCCGGTTGGTGTCTCGTTGGATGTGGTCGCGCCGACGGCAGCGGCTATCCGCTCCGCAGTGCTGACAAATCCACTCAGTGTGCGTGGTGCCGGCGGCGGTAAGCTGCTGAAGTCGTTCATCAAGGGCTGGACCAGTGCCGAGCGCGAGCGCGTCACCGGCACGATCCGGCAGGGCTTCTTCGAAGGGCAAACGAACTTCCAGATCATCCGCAACATTCGCGGAACAAAGTCCGCCGGCTACAAGGACGGCATTCTCGCTACTACCAACCGCAATGCCAGTACGGTAGTGCACACCGCGATTCAGCATGTGTCGTCTCAGGCTCGCATGGAGGTGGCCAAGTCCAACACGGACATCGTGGCCGAGGTTGAGATGGTCGCCACGCTGGACAGTAAAACCAGCCAGCAATGTCGGTCGATGGATAAACGGCGGTTTCCGGTCGATTCCGGGCCGAGGCCTCCGTTTCATCCGAATTGCCGCACTACATTTGTACTGGTGACCAAACTCAGCGAGATGTTCGCCAAGGGCGCTACCCGGGCATCGGTGGGCGCAGATGGAGCGGGGCAGGTCAGCGCGAGCCTCGACTATTACCACTGGCTCCAGCAGCAGCCGGCGTCTTTTCAGGATGTGGCAATCGGGCCGGTGCGGGCAAAGTTGTTTCGAGAGGGAGGGCTGAGTGCCGAGCGGTTTGCGGAGTTGCAGCTTGACCGGAGCTTCGCGCCGCTTTCACTTGCGCAAATGAAAAAGCTGGAACCCATAGCCTTTCACTTGGCAGGTTTATGAAATGAAAAGGCACCTCTGGAAGTGCAATAAGTTAAACTTTTCATTCCTGTATGTGATAGGTGTAGGTAAAGGAATGCTCAGGAAGACAACGCAATCACTAACGGATGCCCTAGATAAATGCATGCGTCTCCAGAGGCAAAGGAAAGGGGAAGTTAAATTCTCGTATGAACTCGACGATGCAGCTGTTGTTGCAGAGGTTGACGCCCAACTCGCATTGTTGGCGGCCAGTGGCTATTTTGATTTGGGCAAACGTGACGATTTTCTCTTTTTTGTTTTTTTGATAAGAGGCGCTCCCGTTTTACGAAAAAGTGTGCTTTTGAGAATGAGTTATCTTCAAATATTTACGGTTTTAAGCAAAGTCAAACCTACTGAATACAAGAGGGTTGGTCGTTCTGTTTCACTCTTGACGGACGCCATGAGTGAGGGAGAGTTATCCAGCACAGTGAGGCTTATATGCGACCTAAGTACAAATGGTTTGGATGGGTGGATAGAGTTTGTTGCGAAAAAAATAAATGAAGGTCGTAGGCCTAACTCAACGAATAACTCAAATCCGTGGCTATGGATTCTGGATGTTGCTAATAGCTCACTTTGGTCGGCTCCCTACGGAAAGCGGGAACTAAAGGCAATTGAAATGCTGAATTACTAATCCATTTTTTTTGAGTTTCTCAAAATCACCCGCTCCGGCGGGTTTTTTTATGCCTGCAAAGCGGGCGACACATACCCAAGGGGTGCATTTACGTGGCAGAAGAAAACGAAGTCGACCTGGACAATCCGGCAATCAAGGCCGCTATCGCGACTGCCGTTGAGGCCTCTGTTTCTGGTCTGAAAACCAAAAACTCCGAACTGCTTGGAAAACTGAAGGAGACTACCGGCAAGCTGACGCAGTTTGAAACCCAGTTCGAAGGCATCGACGTCGACGCCGTCAAAGGCTTGCTCAGCCGGGCCGGCCAAGACGAAGAAACCAAGCTGCTGACAGAGGGCAAGGTGGACGAGGTATTCAATCGCCGTACCGAGCGCCTGCGTGGCGACTACGACAAGCAGTTGAAGACCGTCACAGTGCGTGCCGAGAAGGCCGAGGCATTCGCCGCCAAGTTCCAGGGCAAAGTCCTAGGCGATTCGGTGCGCGGCGCTGCACTCAAGGCCGGCGCACTGCCGGAAGCAACCGACGACATCATCCTGCGCGCTAAAGGCGTGTTCTCGCTGAACGAAGAGGGCGAAGCGGTCGCCGTTGATGAATCCGGCCAGGTCATCCTCGGTAAAGACGGCAAGACCCCTCTAACTCCGCTCGAATGGGCGGAATCCCTGCGCGAAAGCGCACCTCATCTGTGGCCAAGGGCTTCAGGTACACAAGCCCCGGGCGGGGGTGGCGGCCAGGCTGCATTCAAGCGCTCCGAAATGACTGCCGAGCAAAAGCGCGACTACCAGCGCAAACACGGCCAAACCGCATATCTGCAATTGCCCAAGTAAGGGGATCCACCCATGCCAACGACTGTTAACAGCGACCTGATCATCTACAACGATGAGGCGCAGACCGCATACCTAGAGCGTGTCCAGGACAACCTCGATGTGTTCAACGCATCGTCCAATGGTGCGATCGTGCTCGACAACGAGCTGATCGAAGGCGACTTCCGCAAGCGCTCGTTCTACAAGATCGGCGGCTCGCTGGAGCATCGCGATGTAAACTCCACCGGTAAGGTGACCGCGAAGAAGATCGGTGCCGGCGAAGCCGTTGGCGTCAAGGCACCATGGAAATACGGCCCGTACCAGACCACCGAAGAGGCGTTCAAACGTCGCGGCCGTCCGGTTGATGAGTTCTCCCAGATCATTGGTGCCGACGTTGCGGACGCGACGCTGGAAGGCTTCATCCAGTACGCCACTGCCGCGCTTCGCGCTTCGATCAGCTCCAACTCTGACATGGTGGTCTCGGCCAACATCGAGACTGACGGCAAGAAGACCCTGACCCGCGGTATGCGCAAGTTCGGCGACAAGTTCGGCCGCATCGCGCTGTGGGTCATGCACTCCAGCGCTTACTTCGACATCGTCGACGAAGCGATCGCGAACAAGGTTTACGAAGAAGCCGGTGTTGTCATCTACGGCGGCTTGCCAGGCACTCTCGGCAAGCCGGTGCTGGTCACCGACACCGCACCTGCGGATGTGATCTTCGGCCTGCTGCCGAACGCTGTGGTGATCACTGAATCTCAGGCGCCTGGCTTCCGTTCGTATGCGGTGAACGACGAAGAGAACTTGGGCATCGGCTACCGCGCTGAAGGCACCGTCAACATCGATGTTCTCGGGTACAGCTGGAAGGAAACTGCTGGCGGTGCAAATCCTACGCTTGCCGCTGTGGGTTCGGCAGCGAACTGGGTCAAGCATTCCAACAGCAACAAGGTCACCGCCGGTGTACTCATCTCTCTGACCACTACGCCACCAGCCGGTGGCTGATACTGGCCCTGACAGCGGTCAGCGATGGCCGCTACGGAGATTTTTATGGAACTGGTTTACTCAACTCAGAACTCGGACTTCGATCCGGAAAAGCGTTACCGCAATCCAGCGCACTTTGATCGGCCTGAAGCGGGTGTGACCCATGCGGTCGTGATTGGCGACTGGCCGAAGGTGGTCGACGCCTATGAGACGCAGGGCGTCGAAGTCTCGGTGTTGAAGCCTTTGATCAGCGAGTCGGTTAATTCGGATCGTGCCGACACCATCACCAGCCTGGAGCAGGACAACGACATGCTCCGCGCTGAGCGAGACGGCATCGTGTTGCTGATCGAGGCTGCCGAAGGTCTGACCGAACTGGAACACCCGGGCGCCGGCGAACTGCCTATCCGCCTGTTCGATGCACTCAAGGCCATTCACAAAGTTGTCGTCACTATCGAGGGCGAACGCGATGGTCTGGCGGGCGAGGTTGAATCTCTCCGCGCTGAAGTAGCACGCTTCAAGGCGGAAGCTGAACCGTTCGACAATGCCGAGAAGATCGCGGGCCTCAAAGCGCGGCTCGACGCCGCCAACGTGACGTATCGGGCGAATGCTTCGGTAGAATCGCTGGAAAAGGCAGTTGCTGATCTTCAGCAGGCGTAACAATCCGGGTGCCCGGTAACTGGGCATCCGATCCAGAACACTACAGCGAGCTGATTCATGACTCTCATCATCGAGGACGGTACCAGTAAGCCTGACGCCGAAAGCTACGCATCCGCCGAGGACTTGGCCATGTACGCCGTGAAGTTCGGCGTGGTCATCCCGGCAGATTTGCCAGCACAGGAAGCGCTTCTGCGCCGGGCCGCGCTGGCAATGGATGGCATGAAGTGGAAAGGGCGAAAGTCCAACAGTGAGCAGGCCCTTTCCTGGCCGCGCCGCAGTGTCGAACTTGATTGTGAGATCAAACCCGACAAATACCTGCCGGCGCGCATCCAGTACGGCCAGATGGCGCTGGCTGCCGAGATCCATACGGACGACGTCGACCCGATCGAGAAGCGCAAAGGTGCGGTAACGCTGGAACGTGTCGAAGGCGCGGTAACTCGCGAGTACGCGGCGATCCCGAACACCAGCGGCCGACTTTTGCCGGCGGCGCCGGATCGGCCGAGCGCTACGCAGTTTGCTGACTATCTGCAGAAACGCGGGCTGTTTGCGGTGCGGGCTTGATCCTACAAACCCATTTCAAGCTCCAAAATTTTCCCTTTGAAAACATCGAGTAGCGATTTATCAGTGCTCGCTTTGATGTCCTCGGCAATAACAGTGATTGGGGCTGGTAAAAAGACGCCAGTTTCGGGTACGTATTCATCCTGAATTTCTTCGGTCAGACGCTCAGCCCGAGTATCGACCAGCACCCGCTTAATGCGCTCTCGAAGCGACTTTCTGTATGGATACTCCGCAACCCGACCTAAGTTCTGTGCGCTATCAAGCTTTGAAATCGCTTCTAGTAGATAGTCGGCTTTCTGTTGGTTGTTCACTCATATTTCTCCGGTGATGTCAGATGACCTATTACGACGAAATGGCCGTGATGGCTCTGGATATGATCGCAGAGTTCGGCCAGCCCGTGACCATCAGCAAGATTGAGGCAGGCGAGTATGATCCGGAGAAGGGCGGGGAGTCGCCGGGCGCCACAATCGAGCAGACCGCCCAAGGCATCCTGCTCGACTTCACCGGTCAGGAATTCCAGAACAACAGCCTCATCAAGCAGGGCGACAAGAAGCTCAAGATCGCCGCGCAGGGGCTGGAGTGGGGGCCTGAGTTACTCAACAAGGTCGTTGTTCAAGGTCGCACCTGGTCAATCGTTCCGCCCTTGAAAGAAATCAACCCGGCCGGCACGCCGATTCTCTACGAATTGCAGGTGCGGTCATGAGCCGCGCGGGCGCTGGCCAGTCCGGCAGCTTCGCCCTGAGCCTCGCCGAGTTTGCGGCCCAGACCAGCGAAGCGATCGATGCAAGTGTGCGCGAGGTCATCATCGAGGTCGGCAACAGCCTGATCCGCATGTCTCCAGTGGGTAACCCAGAGATCTGGGCGCAGAACGCGATTGCGACCGAGTACAACAAGGCCGTCGACGACCACAACAGCGCTTTGCGCAGTGACACGGCCAACCTCACGAAGGGCGGCAGACTGAAGAAGGGCCGCAAGCTCAACGACGGCATGGACATCAAGGCGCCCGAAGGCTACGTCGGCGGCCGCTTCCGCGCAAACTGGCACATATCCCTCGGGGTGGTCGAGAACGTCACCTTTGACGAGGTAGACCCGAGCGGCGCCGAAACCACTGCCGCGCTGGTCGCTGCAATGAGCGATTTCACCGCCGGCCAGATCGCCTACATCATCAACAACCTGCCTTACGCAATTCCGTTGGAGTTCGGCCATTCCACGCAGGCACCTGGCGGAATGGTTCGGATAACCGTGGCTCGCTTCCAGCAGATCGTGCAGGAGGCCATCAGGAACAATCAGGTATGAGTCACGCGATCATCGCCTCGATCTACGAGGCCAAGCTCATCGCATGGAACGCTGCCAGGCCGGAGAAGCTGAAGGTCGTGTTCGAGAACACGGCCCACACGCCGGCGGCGGGCGAGACTTACCTGCGCGCCTTCACGATTCCGGGCGACACCACGAGCAACACGCTTGGAGGCGATCACCGGCTGTTTACCGGCTTGTTTCAAGTGAGCATCATCGCGCCGGCGGGCACGGGTAAGACCAAGACGAACCCCATAGCGGAAGAACTGATCGATCTGTTCCCGTTATACGCCAGGGACACGAAGGGCTTGGTCACCGTGGTGACGATGTCGCCAGTCGACCCAGGCCCCGGCATCTCCGGCGATTCCACCTACACCGTCCCGGTATCGTTCTTGTACCGAGCCGACACCAATTGAGCGGCTCGCGCTAGAATCGATCCACGTAAATGGGTAGGTAGGGCGTCACCATGGATGAAGATACAAAAGCGCGATTACAGTGGCTGGATGAGTCGGCCGATGATCACGCCTGGAACAACCGCGACGAGATTATTGCCAGCGACAGGTGCATCTGCACTGCCTGCGGGGAATGGTCTACGCCGAGTCAAATTACGAAGTGGTATCTGGAAAAGCATGCTTGTTGTCCTTTCTGCGGCCTTACCGGGGTCGTCATTGGCTCCAAATCTGGGTTGCCCCTTGAGGCTTATCAAGACAGCCGTATTCCTGAATAACGGAACCGCTAAATAATTCGCCCATTGGGCAATCCCGAGAACCCGCCATTGAGCGGGTTTTTTCATATCTGCAAAGAGGAAATACCCATGGGCTACAAGATCCCGAACGGCGGCACTTTCCAGCACGCTGCAACCTATGCCACTGCACTGGCGTTCGCTTCCATCACCAACGCCACTGAAGCTGTGGCCACCGTTGTGGGCGGCACGCTGAGTGCCGGCGATATCGTGTTGCTGTCTTCGGGCTGGAGCAAGCTGGATAGTAAGGTGGTTCGAGTGAAGGCGGCGACTGCCACGGCAATCACGCTGGAAGGCATCGATACCACTGATACTCAGATTTTCCCTGCTGCCGGTGGTGCCGGAACTATGCGCAAGGTACTGACCTGGGTGCAGATCCCGCAGATCTCTGATGTGGCGTTCTCCGGCGGTGAGCAAAACTACCTCGACGTGGTTTTCCTTGAGGATGACCAGGGCAAGCAAATTCCCACCGACAAGTCAGCCGCAAGCATGGTGCTTACCTTGGCCGACGACCCGGCGCAGGACTTCAACAAAGTGCTGATGAAGGCTGATGCCGGTAAACAGGTCGAGGCAGCACGCTTGAATTTGCCCGGTAATGACACCTTGTTGTACGGCGCTTACACATCGTTCTCCAAGCAGCCAGCGGTGTCCCGCAACAACCTGTTGACGCGCACTGTGAACTTGGCGCTTCAGGCCGAGCCGACCCGCTACCTGACTGCTTTGGTGTAACCCATGGCAAAAATCCGAATCGCCCAGAACCCGTCGTTCAAGGCCATGGCGTTGATCCCGATCGTTGGCAGCGAGCCCGAAAAGATTGAGTTCACGTTCAAGTATCGGGATCGGCTGGAACTGGCCGCTCTTTTTGATGAGTGGAACCGAAATCGCAAGGATGCCTTGGCCGCGCTTGGTGATCAGCCGTCTCTTTCTGAGGTTGTTGCTGCCGATGCAGCTCAGCAGACTCAGCAGATCAAGGATCTGGTAGTTGGCTGGTCCTTTGACGACAAGTTCGATGAGAAGAACATCGCAGCATTTGTGAAGTCGTGCCAAGGCGCCACCGAGGCGGTAGTCGACGCTTATCAGGGCGCATACAACCAGGCCCGCTTGGGAAACTGACGGATGCCGCGCGCGCTATGTATGCGCCCGCGGCGCCAGCTGAGCTGATGAGTATGTTCGGCCTCTCGCCAAGTGATCTGGAAGAGGAAACGGAGGTCTGGCCATGCAACTGGCCGGCCTTCCTCCTGTTCAACCGAATGTCCACGCAGTGGCGGGTCGGCACCGGTGGCGCCATCGGCCTCGATTACAACTGCATTCGCGATGTAGCCAGATTCCTCGGCATCAAGAAAAACAAACTCGCTGGAATCTTTCCTGACCTTCAGGTGCTGGAAGGCGAAGCCCTGCGCGTCATGGCGGAGGAAAGGGACAACAGCCCGTAAGTGCGGGCGCTTATTCAAGGTGGGTCGATGAACATTGCAGAACTCGGCGTCAAGATCGACTCGGCCGATGCAATCGAGGCCAAAACCAGCCTTGATGAAATGGCAAAGGCCGGCGGCCGCGCCGAGCAATCCGCTGTTTCGCTGATGAATGAAATGCAGGCGCTGGAGAAGTCACTTTCTACCAGTGCCAAGACGACGCAGGATCTCGCGAAACAGCGAGATGCGCTGGCGAAGCTGACGAAGACAGGCGCCTATGGCGAGGCTGAAACCGCGAAGATCTCGGCGCAGCTCGACAAGCAGCAGTTGGCGCTTGCCAAGTCAGCCATGGATGAGCAGAAGGCCCTAAACAGCTTGCTGGGTGCGATTGACCCGGCCCGCGCTGCGCTGGCGAAACTGGACACCCAAGTTGAGCAGCTAGGCAAGCATCTGGATGCCGGCCGGATCAGCCAAGATCAATACAACTCTGCCCTTAGCAAAATCGACAAGGACTACGACAAGCTCAACAAAACAGCCACTGGGTTCGACAAGCTGCGACTCGGCTCCCGCCAGGCGCAGGAAAACGTCGTGCAGTTGGGGAATGCGCTTTCCTCTGGAGACTGGGGGAGCGGTGTTCGAGCGGTTGCCCAGTTGGGCGCTGGTGCGGGTGAGGGCGCTGCGGGATTGCTCGCAATTCTCGGGCCTCTTGCGCTCGCCACGGCTGCGGTCGGCGCGCTCGGATATGCGTTCTACAAGGGAAGTGAGGAGCAGGACAGCTACAACAAATCGCTCATCCTGACGGGCAACTACGCCGGTGTGAGCGCTGGGCAGCTCGGGGATATGGCACGCCAGGTCAGCGCAACAGTCGGCTCGACCGGGCAAGCCGCTGAGGTTCTGGCGCTACTCGCGGGTAACGGCAAGATTGCGGGCGAAAGCTTTGTCGGTATTACCCAAGCCGCCGTGTCGATGCAGGAGGCTACAGGCAAGGCAGTCAGTGAGACTGTTGCGGAGTTTTCTAAGCTCGCCGATGACCCAGTCAAAGCGTCAGCAGCTCTGAATGAGCAGTACCACTATCTGACCGCATCGGTTTACTCGCAGATCGCTGCGCTTGAATCGCAGGGCAATCATGCCGGTGCTGTGAAGCTTGCCACCGAGTCCTTTGCTGATGCGATCAATCAACGCACGCCTAAGATCCTTGAGAACCTGAGTTTCTGGGAGAAGGGCTACAACGCTGTTGCTCGGGCTGCTGACGGACTGAAGAACATCGGTCGCCGCGACATCAATGCGGAAATCGAAACTGCTCGGAATGATCTCCAGCAGGCTGAAAGTATGGATGGCTTGTTTCAGAGTCAGAAATCCAAGGATGCGCTGATCGAGTTTCGGCGAAATCGTCTCAATATGCTCGAGGATCAGAAGGCCGCCGAAGCTGACATCGCTAAGTGGGAAGGGGAGCAGGCTAAAGCCCAAGGTGATGCCGTTTCGTCCATGGGCAAGATAGATGCTCTCACTAAGTCAGCGTGGACGAATGAGCAAAAACGCACCAACGCGATTAAAGAATATAAGCAACAGCTCGAAGACATCCGCAAGGTGTCGCCCAACGACCCGCGTCTGAATCAGGCTGCGATCGACAAGAACTTGGCGAACATCAATGACCAGTTCAAGGATCCGAAAGCAGCTGGCTCGCAGGTCGATCTAACAGGCTTCAACAGCGCGAAGAACAACCTCGCAGCCATCAGTGCGGAATACAAAAACGCTCAGAAGGAGCTGGACGCCGCGCAGAAGGCAGGGCTCGTTTCTCAAGCCGACTATGCCTTGAAGCGTGAAGCCCTGATTGGGAATGAGCTCGACGAAGTGACTGCGGCTTACGAGGCGGAGATTGCCGCGCTGGAAACCGCGAAGTCGAAGAAGACCACTTCTGCCGCGCAAAGCATCCAGCTGGATCAGAAGATCGCCGACGCCCGCGCGGGCATGGTCAAAGCGCAGAAGGACGCGGACAGCCAACTCGATGTTCTTGCTACGAACGAGACTGGCCGCCTCGATCGACAAGAGCGAGCGATCACGACCTACGTTCAGGCGTTGGCTCAGCAACAGCGAGCGCTGGAACTGGCAGGGCAGCGAGCCGTTCTCGGCGTCGGGCAGGGCGATCGCCAGAACGCGCTCAACAACGAGCTGAACAGCCAGCAGGATAGGTTTGCTCAGCAGTCGCTGGAACTGGCAAACCAGAAGTCAGATCCGTCGCGGAACATGTCGGAGGAGGAGTTCGCCCGGAAGTCGCAGGCTCTTGCCGATGCGAACAAGGCTGCCACCGACCAAATACGCCAAAACTACGCGGACGTGGAGGCGGCGCAGGGTGATTGGACGAAAGGCGCAACGTCGGCCTGGGCAAATTACCTGGACTCGGCGAGCAACATTGCCGGCCAGACAAAGACCCTGTTCGGCAACGCCTTCAGCTCGATGGAAGATGCGGTCGTCAACTTCGCCATGACCGGCAAGCTTTCGTTTGCGGATTTCACCAAATCGATATTGGCGGACATGGCGCGGATTGCGACCCGGCAGGCCAGTTCTGCGTTGCTGAGCAGCCTCGTCGGCGCTGCCACCAGTTATTTCACTGGTGGCGGCAACGGGCTTGCGGCTGGCTCTGCAGGTGCGACCTCGTCGAATCTCGGCGCATCCTCAGCGGGCTACTCCAGTACCTACTTCCCACAGGCACTCGGCGGCGCGTGGTCGTCGGGCGTGCAAATGTTCGCCAACGGCGGCGCCTTCACCAACAACATCGTCAGCACGCCGACCGCCTTCGGGATGGCCGGCGGCCGGGCGGGTGTCATGGGTGAGGCGGGGCCGGAGGCGATCATGCCGCTGACCCGGACTTCCAGCGGCAAGCTGGGCGTTCTCGCGGCTGGCGGTGGTTCCGGGACTGCAATCAGCATCAGCGCGCCGGTTACGGTGGTGACCGAAGATCGCAGCTCTGAAGGCATGCAGATCGACCAACAAGCACTTTCTAAAAACCTACAGTCGCAAATGCAGGCCGTGGCCGAAAAAGCCGTAGCTGATTCTTGGCGCGCGGGCGGTACGAGCTTCCGAAATGTAAATGGGAGGGCCTGATGGCCATCGAGAAATTCATCTGGCCAACCGAGCGCGGGGAAACACCCGAAATCACCTATCGGGTGCGCACTTCGAAATTCGGTAACGGCTACGCGCAGAACGTCGGTGACGGCCCGAATAACAAAGAGGACTCCTACCCGGTTACCTACGTCGGCCAGAAGGCCAAGGTGCTGGAGATCACGGCATTCCTCGACCGGCACGCCGGCGCAAAGGCGTTCCTCTGGACAACGCCTCTCGGCGAACTCGGGCTATTTACCTGCAAAAATCCCGCTCCCACACCAATGGGGGGCGGGGTCTTCAAACTCACCGCCACGTTTGAGCGTGCATTTCATCCATAAGGGGCAACCATGCCGCTGATCAGTGACATCCAGGTGATTGAGCCTGGCAGCGAAGTGCTGCTCCTTGAATTGGACGGCACAGACTATGGGGCAGATGTACTGCGCTTCCACGGGCACGCGATTCCGCACACACCGGCCGAGTTGATCGCCGCCGGCGCGGATGCCGATCAACTGCCGGCGAAAGCAATCTACTGGCAGGGCAACGAGTACAGCGCCTGGCCGATGCAGATCGATGGTATCGAGGCGAACGGCGACGGGACGGCAGTACGGCCGACATTGTCAGTCGGCAACGTCAACGGGCGCATCACCGCGCTGTGCCTCGCGTTCGAGGATTTGCTCGAGTTCAAGCTCACGATGCGTCACACGCTCGGCAGCTATCTCGATGCCGCCAACTTTCCAGCTGGCAATCCGACGGCAGATCCGACCCAAGAGACGATCGAGGTCTGGTACATCGACCAGAAAACGAACGAGGACGGGGAGAATGTCAGTTGGGAGCTGGCCAGCCCGGGAGACGTCGGCAACGAGTCGATTGGCCGGCAGGCCACGACGCTGTGCCATTGGGCGCTGACGGGGGGGTACAGAGGCCCAGATTGCCAGTACACGGGCCCCTATTTCGATATGGAAGGAAATCCCACGGACAACGCCGAACTGGATCAGTGTGACGCCACACTCGGCAAGGGCTGCATCCCGCGCTTCGGCGAAGGCAACCCGCTCCCGTTCGGTGGCTTCCCGGCTGTTTCCCTGATCGCAAGGAGCTGACATGCGAAAGCACATCTTGAACGCTATCCAAGCGCACGCGGCGGCCGAGTACCCGAAAGAGTGCTGCGGGCTGCTGCTGGCCGTCGGGCGCAAGCAGCAATACTTCCCCTGCAAGAATGTCTCGACCGAGCCGAATGAAGAGTTTCGAATCGATCCGCAGCAATATGCCGCAGCCGAGGACATCGGTGAGGTGATTGGCGTGGTGCATTCGCATCCGGACGCCACCAGTAGGCCCTCGCCGCGTGATCTCGCTATGTGCGAGGCCACCGCGCTGCCGTGGCACATTTTGAGCTGGCCAGAAGGAGACTTGAGGACGGTCATGCCGTCCGGAGAGGTGCCGCTGCTCAAGCGTCCTTTCGTGCACGGCGCTTGGGACTGCTGGCAGGTCTGCGCAGATTGGTACAAGCGCGAGTGGGGGCTTGAGTTCGAAGCTTTCAAGCGCGCAGATGGTTGGTGGGAGAGCAAGGACAACACTAGCTTGTACGAGGCGAACTATGAGGCCGCCGGCTTCTACCGCGTCGCAAAGCCGCAGCGCGGTGACATGGTCGTGATGGAGGTAGGGCGGACGGTTTACCCGAACCACGCCGGGATCTTTCTCGGCTCTGAACCGGCGTTGCCAAGCGAGGATGCTGAGACCTTTGGCCCCGGCCCGTTTCTGCTGCACCACCTGTACGGGAGGCCGTCCGAGGTTATCGTTTTCGGTGGGCCATGGCTTGATCGCGCACGGTTGATCCTCAGACACAGAGATGCGCGAGCCATTGCTTGATTCCGCATGGGAGTGCGTCGTGCCGAGGTTGGGTAACTCGATTGAGTTGAATGGATGAAAGCAGGATTAGAAGGGCGAAGACCTGACTCGATGATAAGCCAGGTCAGGGAGCTTTATCAGGCGAAAGCCAAACGACGCGAATCAGGCTCTGTCACTTTTTTTTATACGCAGCGAACTCTTTTACGCATATCTTTTTGGCCATTCGTTCTATTTCACCGATTGTAAGTTCTGAAATCGGGGAGTCTGGTTTTATCCAAACGTGAGTTTGAGTGCCTGTTTCACTATTTGTAAGGACGGTTAACAGGCGTTCATCCTTTGTGAGTCCTACTTGTGAAATTTTGAAAGACATACGACCTCCAGGTCAGTGACGCGCAAGAAATGGCGCGTATCCAGTCCGTAGGAAAGCTGGGGAGGACTGGGAATCCAAATTTGAAGGCAATATGCTACTATTGTTTTGCCTAATTTGGTACTGGTGTTCCAGCCAAGCTGGATGTTTTAACAGTGGTTTTGTTGATAGGTATATGCGAAGTAACTCCCCCGTAAATTGAGCTTGGATCGTTGCAGAGATATGGCAACAGAAGAGCTCCGCCTGCGTCAGCGTTTTCCCCGCCATTAGGTCGAGTGATATCTTGCAGCCCTTTCCCACAGGAGTGACCTGCATGAAATTGATCGTAGGAGCGTTGGCGGTAGCGCTGTTGGCGGGGTGTGCGACCACGAACGACATTCGGAGTAATCCGCCCATCGTGAAGGTGTCTTCAAATAAGTCCGCGAAACATGTGGCCGAGTGCATCCGTGATGGTTGGCAGGGCACTTCGTTGATTGGCGGTAGCGTAGGAGGGGTTTTACAGACCTCTGGTGAAAAATATTCGGTGATTGCACCGAACCCAGAATCGCCTTGGCATGTCGCTGACGTGACACCGACTCCGAACGGGTCTGAAGTTGCTTACCACTTCTTTCGAACTTGGCAGGATCCATCCTCGAGCGTTACCGATGTAGTTAGGAATTGCTCCCGATAGTGACCATTTTTTTTCAAGCCGCCCAAGGGCGGTTTTTTATTGCCCGGAGAACAGCATGGCGGCCACAGTTGCGTATTACACACCCAGAACTCGTGTTCTCCTAACGAGACAGCTCGCGAGCAAATTTGGTGAAGTCCATCACTTGCTGCTGGATTCAGGCCAAGCGACAGAGGTCTTCAGAGCGCTCAGCGTCATCCTTGCGGGATTCCAAGAGGAAATCAAAAGGCTTGATCGACTTGGGATGCGCTTTGCAATTTATCGAAACGGCAAGAACGCAGGACTCGGCGAGCTCGGTTTATCCGGCACGAGGGTTTTGAAGATCGTCCCGGTGATCTCGGGCAGTAAGAGAGCCGGGGTACTGCAAACAGTGGTTGGGGCCGTACTGATCGCTCTTGCTTACTTCAACCCGTTCGGTGCGCTTTCCGGGCCAGCGGTATCCGCGCTGTATGCCGCAGGTATTGCCTCGACCGCCGGCGGCGTTATCCAAATGCTCAGCCCCCAAGCAAAGGGGTTGTCGCAGAGCGCATCCCCTGAAAACGCTCCGTCCTATGCATTCGGGAGCGCCAAGAACACCACCGCCAGCGGTAACCCGGTGCCAATTTGCATCGGCGAACGCCGGTGGGGCGGGATGATCATCTCGGCCTCGATCATGGCGGAGGACAAAGCATGACCAAAGTCACCTACAACATCACGATCCACGACCTGCAACGACTTGAAGGTGGGTTGGTTTGTGGCGACGAAGCTGTGGTGGCCATACTGGATGACAGTCGCGAGATCCATCGAGAGCGCTTCTTTGGAAAATGCACATCTCCAAACGGCTACACGCGGAAGTACCAGGGCAAGCCCGGCCTCACCGCCGTTCTGATCTCTGGCAACTGCCGCATGGGGTTCAGCTTGAGTGAGCCGGCAGAGGCTGTTCCAGCCCACCCATAAAATCGTCAGAACCAAGCCGGTGAGAGCCGTATTCGACTTGATACCTCGGCCCGCGAGATTTCGCTTCGGTTTCAGCCGCTTCCTTCGAGGCGTAGATATCGACGAACCGCAATGGCGAGTTTTGCACAACACCCCAGCCCAATACGCAATCTGCGTTATCCGGGTCTTTCGGAAGGTTTCTAGCGAGGCTTCTGATTGACATGACCGCTCCTTGGTTGTGAGAACTCAGGAAATTACTACTCCAAAGCGCGTGGTCGCTACTGGCATTTCATCCACGCTGTATGGAAACCCACCCGCCCGCGAGGCGGTTTTTTTATGCCTGGAGGAAAGCATGGGCGCAGCAGAACAGATCGAGATCCACGGCGAGAAGGGCGGCAGCAGCAAGCCGAAGTCGCCGGTCGAAGCCAGCGACAGCCTGCGCTCGACCAACTTGGCAAAGCTGCTGATCGCGGTGGGCGAGGGTGAGTTCGACGGGATCCCGACCGACTATGACATCTACCTGGACAACACTCCGATCCGCGATGCCAGCGGCAACTACAACTTCCCCAATGTGAAGTGGGACTGGCGCCCGGGCTCGGTGGATCAGACCTACATCCCGGGCATTCCGTCCGTGGAGAACGAGACGTCGCTGAACATCGAACTGCGCAGCGACTCGGCGTGGGTGCGCTCCATTAGCAACATTCAATTGTCGGCGGTGCGCTTGCGCTTGGCGTGGCCGGCGCTGCAACGGGCGGATGACCAGGGCAACGTTGGTGGATACCGCATCGAGTACGCTATCGACGTGGCTACCGATGGCGGCGCGTATCAGCAGGTGCTGGTGGACGCGGTCGACGGCAAGACCACCACGCGCTACGAGCGCTCGCGCCGTATCGATCTGCCTGAAGCAACCACGGGCTGGCAGATCCGAGTGCGCCGCCTGACGCCGAACCAGAACAGCAACAAGATCGCTGACACCATGCTGGTGGCCGGTTATACCGAGGTGATCGACGCCAAGCTGCGGTACCCGAATACCGCGCTGCTCTATATCGAGTTCGACGCCGAACAGTTCACGAACATTCCGGCCGTGACCGTGAAGTGCAAGGCACGGCGCTGGATGGTGCCGAGCACCTATGATCCAGTGCAGCGCACCTATACCGGTACGTGGGACGGATCGATGAAGTCCGCCTGGACGAATAACCCCGCATGGATCACCTACGGCATTTGCACCGAAGATCGATTCGGTTTGGGCAAACGCATAAAGCCGTTCATGGTCGATAAGTGGGAGCTCTACCGGATCGCGCAGTACTGCGATCAGTTGGTGCCGAACGGACTTGGCGGTACCGAGCCGCGTTTCCTTTGCGACATGAATCTGCAAGGCAAGGCCGATGCCTGGTCGCTGCTGCGCGATATCTCGGCGATCTATCGAGGCATGACGTACTGGGCTCAAGGCCAGTTGGTGATGCAAGCCGACATGCCACGCGCGCAGGACATCGATTACGTCTTCACCCGCTCGAACGTCATCGACGGCAAGTTCTCCTACGGTAGCGCCTCGGCCAAAACCCGTTTCACCCGAGCGCTGGTCAGCTACGACAACCCCGCGAACAACTACGACACCGACGTCATTCCGTTTGCCGATCTGGATCTGCAACGGCGATATGGTGACCGGCCGACCGAGTTGAGTGCCATTGGCTGCACGCGTGCTTCGGAGGCGCAGCGCCGCGGCAAGTGGGCGATCCTCAGCAACAACCAAGACCGCACCGTGTCGTTCAAGACCGGTATGGAAGGCGTCATCCCGCTGCCTGGACACATCATCCCTGTGGCCGATTCATTGCTCGCGGGGCGTGAAGTCGGCGGCCGAATCTCGAAGGCTGCCGGCAGGGTGATTACGCTCGATCGCGACACCCAAGCCAAGGCTGGTGATCGACTGATCATCAACCTGCCCGGCGGGCGCGCCGAAGGTCGCACCGTGCAGAGCGTCAACGGCCGCGCTGTAACCGTAACGGTTGGCTACAGCGAGCCGCCGATCGCACAACTGCAATGGGCGCTCGATGCGGACGATCTTGCGATTCCGCTGTACCGGGTGCTGCGCACCAAGCGCACAACCGAAGGCGATTACGAGATCAGCGCGCTGCAGTTCGAGCCGAGCAAGTTCGCCTACATCGACACCGGCGCACGTCTGGAAGAACGCCCGATCAGCGTGATCCCGATTACCGTCGTACCGGCACCGGCGAGTGTCACTATCGCGTCGACATCGTCGATTGTTCAGGGAATGGCAGTGGCCACCATGACGATCAGTTGGCCCGCTGTGGATGGCGCGGTCGGCTATGACGTCGAATGGCGCAAGGACAGCGGCAACTGGATCAAGGTGCAGCGCACAGGCTTGACCAACGTTGACGTGGTCGGCATCTACGCTGGCGCGTACGTGGCCCGGGTTCGCGCAGTGAGTGCCTTCGACATCACGTCGCCTTGGCGCAATTCGATCCTGACGAATCTGAAGGGGAAGGAGGGCTTGCCACCAGCACTCAGTTATCTGACAGCCACGCCACTGTTGTTCGGCATCTATCTGAAGTGGGGTTTCCCGGCTGGCGCGGAAGACAGCCAGCGGACGGAAATCTGGTACGGGCCGACAACCAGCCTGGAAGCAGCGACCAAGCTGACGGACTTGTCTTATCCGCAGAGCGATTTCTCCATGCTCGGCCTTGCCGCTGGAGTCACCTTCTTCTTCTGGGGTCGCATCGTCGACAAGATAGGCAACATCGGGCCGTGGTACCCATTGGGTAGCGGGGTGATGGGGCAATCGAGTTCAAGTGCCGCAGACATTTTGGACATGATCGCCGGCCAAATCACGGAGACGGAACTTGGCCAAGATCTCCTGAAGGAGATCGAGAAAATCCCGGGCCTGCAGGCGCAGATTGATGCACTCGACGGACTGAAGGGGTACGACCCCGCTGCGACTTACGTTGAGTACGACCTAGTCGTTCAGGGCAAGCGAATCTATCAGGCGACCGGCCCGGTACCGGCCAATACGCCACCGCCGAATGCGCTCTATTGGCTGGACGTTGGCCAGACCGTGGAGTCGGTGAGTGGATTGGCCCAGCAGGTAGCGACCAACACCGTAGAAATCACCGAGCTCGATGGCGTGGTGACTGCGCAGGCGACCGCGTTCGAGGCGTTGCGTGCATCGTCGCGAGACGATAACGGCGAGGGGGAGCTGGCGGATGCTCTGGAAGGTTTCACAAGCACGGCGAGCGCTGCAACCGAAATGAAAGTTCAGGCATCTGTAAACGAGGCATCTGCTCGGCGCCTGGCAACGCTGGATGCCAAGGTTGCGGATAACTCCGCGAACGTCTCCTTGCTCGAACAGGTTGTGGTCACCAACCAGCAAGCCACGGCTCAGCAATTGAGTCAGCTGGGTACGACTGTCGGTGCCCAGCAGACCGCCATTCAGCAAAACAGCTCAATCATCAACGACGTGAACGGGAAGGTAACCGCGAACTGGTCGGTGAAGATGCAATACAACTCGGGGACAGGTCAGTACATCACGGCAGGTGTTGGTCTCGGTATCGAGAACGGCCCAGCAGGATTGCAAAGCCAGTTTCTGGTCAGCGCAGATCGATTTGCGATCGTGAACAGCCTTGCCGGCGGGGCCATCTCGGTTCCGTTTGCAGTGCAGGGCGGTCAGGTGTTCATGAACTCTGCATTCATTCAGGACGGCACCATCACCAATGCCAAAATCGCTGATTACATCAGTTCCACAAACTATGTGATGGGTCAAACCGGCTGGGCCATCTTCAAAAACGGAGGGTTCGAAATGAACGGGCAGGGCGCAGGACAGGCTCGACTGGCGATCAATAACAGCTCGGTGAAGCTGTATCACCCTAATGGCAATCTCGCGATCAACCTGAGCGTATGACTGGATTAACTGCCTATGACGCCTCCGGGCGTCTGATGGTCGACATGACCATGAACATCAGCCAGATGCAGGGGTTTGTGGACACGAATTCCGCCAATGGCTCCACAGCCATCCCGTCAGCGCCGGCCGGGAAAGCGCAGTTCTATATCGTCGTGCCGCTGGTGGATTTGCAGTTCGAAAAAGGCAAGAAACCGGGCATCACGATTGCCCCCGGCTCCCTCTCTTGGCTCTATTCCTACTCCACGGCGGGATGGGGGTACTTCTCGGCCAATTGCCGAATTTTCTACGGGTACTATTGAAATGTCGACATTTCAGGCGTTCAAGGAGAACGGCCAGATTCTGTTCGATACCAACCTGATTTGTTATGGGTTGGTGAAAAGCGGAAACATGGCACTGCAACAATATTGGGGAAGGCGGTTTCTGCGTTCCGCCAACCTCGATCCGAGTGACGGCAGTAACTATTATCCGATTGTTCCAGTCCCTGCCGGCTCGACTCCGGCCAACGGTTCGCGCAGCGATCAGTTGTGGGGATTCTCGATCACCAATCAGATATCACCGATCTGCTTTATCACCGGGCCGGGCACGCTGATTGGCACGGCCATCAGCGGTGGGGTATTCACGTTTCTGTACGCCAATTCATCCCCGCAAACAAAGTTCTACTGCTTCGATCTGATGGGTGACAGTCTGCCTGGTACAACCTTTCTCAAAACCTACGACGAGTCGGGACGTATCACATTCAACTCCTTGCAGTCGCCGCTGAATGTGGTCGGTGCCTTCGCGCCGCCACTGCCGCCTGCGGCCAATGACCCTCGCGGCAGAAAGCTTTTGGCTTATGACGGTGGGCGTGTTCAAAAACGGCAGTACGTCTCCGCGGTTGGAGCTTCCAGCGGCGCCCTCGCTACTCAGATGGATTCCATTTTCGATATCCAGTTGTCAGCGGGAGTTGAGTACGCAGCGTTCCTGCCGTGGTCGAGAACGGCGAACACGATTGAATCGAACCCGTTTGCCGGTAGCACAGGCCCAATGACGCAATACGGATCGTCAGAAGGCGCGTACGGGCGAGTGGGCGGCATCAGTTTCATGTTCGGCGCGGCGGCAGGTACGAACGAAGCCTATCCGAGCGGGACGGGCAGCGTTCCGGTCTCCTACGCAAATATCCCTACTGATCGCTTGCCTGTGGCGCTGGTCATTCAGACCGAAAACCTGCCATTCCCCTTCAACTGATCCGCGATCGTACTCGCGGATTATTTTTCCAATAAAAGGAAAGCCCATGCCCTGGTATAAATCGGGAACGGTCTCGGTCACCCAAAATTCCAATGCCGTGTTTGGCAACGGCACCGCGTTCTTCTCGAATAGCCGGGTGGGTGACGCCTTTCGCGGCCCCGATGGCGGTTGGTACGAAGTCACCAACATCCTCAGCGATACCTCTTTGTCGATATCGCCGACCTATCGCGGTGCGACCACCACCGGTAGTTACGCGGTGGCGCCGATGCAGGGCTACGTCAAGGACTCGGCCGACGCTTTGCGGTCGATGGTTAATCAATACGGCGCCAAACTCTCTGCACTCGGCACCACCGGCAACTACGACATTCTGCCGCTGAGCAAAGGCGGCACCGGTGTTGCGGTGAACACTAATGCGGATCTGCTGGCGAACATTGGTGCGATGCCAACCGGCGGCGGCGCCTATTCTCCGGCCTTCAATTCGCTGAAAGTCGTGAACGGTGCAATCCCGTCATCCCAAGGCGGTCACGTTGGCTGGAACGAAACCAATGGCAGCAATATGTCAGGCGCTGTTTCGTTCACCTGTAATCAGGGGGGCGGCACCGGCGGATTCAGTTGGCGGACGGTGAACCAGACCAATACCGCCGGCGGCCCTTTCATGACCTACAGTTATGCGGGCGTGCTCAACGTTCCCGCTGGGCTGCAACTTGGCGGTGTGGATGTCGTCGCCTCAGGCAACAATGCCAATGGGGCGTTCATAAAGTACGCCGATGGAAGTTTGATCTGCTGGCAGCAACTGGCAACAGATGCGATCACCACGGTCGCCGGATCAATTTTCGTCACCAGTCCCTACAACAGCGCTTTTCCTTCAGCGTTTATCGCCATCCCGAGGGTGTTGCATTCCGGCATCGTTGCGACGGGCAGTCAGTCAGCGATCTGGAGTGTCAGTCTGAGCCCACCCACCATCAACAACTTCGGCAACTACCGAATCGCGTCAGCGGTGTCACTGCCCGGGGTAGGGGCCTTCATCAATGTTTTAGCGATCGGTCGGTGGAAATAATGAAAATCAATTTGAGCCCGGTTGACGGATTGCCCAGCCTCTTGATCTCTAAGGAAGGCGACATTCTCACCATAAACGGTGAGGCGTTTGACTTCGGCCCGCTGGACGAGGGTGATGAACTGCCCGTTGAAGCCATTGCGTCCAGTTGGTTCGCTGCGCCTGTCCAGCGCGTCAATGGCGAGCTGATCGTGTCGGTTTTCTTGCCGTTGCCCGAGAATTACAGCTACGCACAGGCTTTTCCGGAGCCTTTGACCTATGTGCCTGATGGCCCGATCACGTTGCCACAGGCGCAGCCTGGATTTGAATTTAGCCAGGAGCCCATAGCATGAGCGCAAATATTGACTGGTCGCAGCGCATTACCAAGGCCATGAAGGATCAGGCCACTGCCATTCGGATACTGGCAGACGCCGTAGCGGAGAGCGCCAGGCGCCGCTCAATTGCCGATACAGCCATCGCACCGTTGCAGGACGCCGTCGATATCGACGATGCGAGCGAGGCGGAAGTGCTGCAACTGAAGGCGTGGAAGAAATACCGCGTGGCGCTGAATCGGTTGCCCGAGCAGCCGGGCTATCCCGCCACCATTGATTGGCCTGTTGCCCCCGGCCTGACTCTCTTTAAATTTCCGCCGGCTTAATGTCACGGATGTTATTTGTGTTCGGTCGAGAATACATGAATTTCGATTCAATAATTCTATAAGAGAGCACTCCTAGCGTGCCGGTCACAAATATTGCGAGTGAGGCGGAAAACAAGAACTGCCCTTGCGCTGATTCGAAAACGTTTTTGGAGATTGCAACGATTATCGGGTAGAGGGGTAGATGCCAGATGTATAGGCTATAGCTGGTTCGGCCTACGGCGGTAACCCATGGAAGTTCCAACGCTCGCAACGCCGGCGACGTACGTGTCGTATTAAGCACCCAATATATGGTCATCGATATTGAGACGGCAAGCCCGGTGTACCCCACTGTCTGTAGCCAAAGTATGGATTTAAAAGGGACTTTACTTACCGAAATAGTGAAAAGCAGTGCGATTAGGGAAAAAAAACCTGCTGCGCCAATCACATGGGTCTTTGATATATTTTTTGCAGATGGCAGAGTCGCTAAAAATACTCCAGCAGCCAATGCGTCACCCCTGCACAATGTGAGGGAGTAGATAGCGTTGTCGTAATTTAAGGGGCTGAAATAAATTAAGCTTATTCGGGTAGCGATTGCTAGTGAGATTGCCATTAATGCCGCCGAACGAACTGATTTTATAAGCAATAACGCTAAAGGAAATGTGATGTAAAACTGCCATTCAAGCGCTAAAGACCAAAAATGAAACATTGAAAAATGTGCACCGCCCAATGCAGATCGGTCACCGAAAAGCGATGCGATATTTGATGACATAGTCCATAGAAGATATTGATTGCTGATAATCTTCGCGTCTGGATAGATGAATGTTGCCGCTAAAACAATAGCAATGACGCAGAAAAAATATGCAGGTAGTAAACGCTTTGCGCGTCGCTGTATGAAGGTGAGATATTTTTTTACTGAGTTTACTGGGTTTCTAATCAACATCGTTGTAATTAGAAATCCAGAGATTACAAAAAATACGTCCACTCCAACCCATCCAATCGAAAGTGTTTTTCCGATTGCAACGGGCAGATAGTTCGACGATGTAAAAGCGCTCGGGAAATAGCTTGCATAATGAAAAAATATAACTAATACAACCGAGATTGCACGAAGGCCATCAAGTCCTTGGATGTATGAAACATTTTCGTTGTTCGTGCGACCCACGGTCTCATGCCTCATTTAACGCTAGTAAAAAATACCAAGCCAGAGATTCTACCCAACGTGGGCCAGAGAGTGGGCTAATTTTTGTCTGGAGAAAGATATGCCAATCACCAAGCAGCAGCTGCTGCAAATCTTCCCGAACGCCCGCACCCAAGCGGGCGTTTTTGTTTCCGCCCTAAATACTGCCATGCAGCATTACCAGATTGTCGGTTCGAAGCGCGCGGCAGCGTTCATTGCGCAGATCGGCCACGAGTCTGGCCAACTCCGCTACGTACGTGAAATCTGGGGGGCGACCGCTGCCCAGCGTGGGTACGAAGGTCGCGAAGACCTGGGCAACACTGTTCCGGGGGACGGCCGGAAGTATTGCGGGCGAGGGCTGATTCAGATCACCGGCCGGGCCAACTACGCGAATTGCGGTGAGGCGCTGGGCCTTGACCTGATCATTCACCCAGAGCTGCTCGAACTGCCGCAGTATGCCGCTATGTCGGTGGCCTGGTTCTGGAAGCAGAAGGGGCTGAACGATTTGGCCGATCGTGATCAGTTCAACACCATCACTCGGCGGATCAACGGCGGGTTGAATGGCTTACCTGATCGGCTGGCGCTGTGGGATAAGGCGCGGGCGGTGCTGGCGTGACCGTACCGTGGAGGTTGATCGACTTACTGGCGCTAGTGATCGCCGGCTTCGGTAGCGCCTGGCAGTTTCAGGACTGGCGCTACGGCCGGCAGCTCGTCGAGCAGGCCAAGCTGCACGGTGAGACGCTGAACCAACTGGCGCTGGCCGGCGCCGATGTGCAGAAGGCAGAGCAAGACAAACGCCTGGCGCTCGAGCAGCGACCGGCGGCCAATGAGCAAACGTAATACAGGAAATTGAGAGATGCCCAACGTGACCAAGATCGCTTGCGCGATCACCTTGCCACTGCTGATTTAGGTTAAGTGTTGCTGAGGTACCAGCGTAAGCGTGGCGCGAAGACTGTGAAGGCGACTATCAATCGGTCGGCGCAGTAGAGAACGATGCTGCCGCTCACGTGCGCACCGTTGAAGCGAACACCGGTACAAATCTGGCGCTGGCATTGACCTGGACAAGCCTGGCGGTGATGCGGGGCGGTGTCAAAGCGATCATCTATCACGAGAGCGCCGGGAATGCCGATCTGGATTCAGTGTTGGCTGAAGGCGTACCTTCTGGATCCGGCGTGGTGATCGTTTTTGCGGACGGGACGAACCCAGTGGTGGCAGGAGCCCGGATTGCCATCAAGGGCAGGTTCCGGGCTGTGTAGACGCTAATAGTCTGGCTGGGGAAGTAATGTCGATTATTGCATTGGTAGCTTAATTATCAGTCTTTTGCCACCCCAGTCGGAAGGGCCCAGAGTAACATCGTCTAGTAAGCTCAAATCCTTGAAAGTGGCCAGTCCAATTGATTTTGCTTGTTCAATATCTTGCGACGAAACGGTAACGGAATTAACCCATGTAAATCCTTCTGGATGCTCAGACCGCGATGCGTCAATATTAACGTTACCTACGACTTTCAATATGTTCCCTTTTTCATCGTTAAGGTGAACTGCTATATATTTATCGAGTGATGATTTCTTGGTTAGCGTGAAGTAAAGCTTGATATCAGACTTTTCATCGCTGCCACTCACAATCTCTGCATTGATCAAGCTTATGCCGTTTGAATACTCGTTATCTGTTACGGCTGGAGCACTGATACTGTCTCGACTGACTTCTTTTACTGTGCTCGGTTGATAGGTTGTGGCCAGCACTGACCCGCAGAATAGAAACGCCAGCGCTAGATATTGTGGCGATTGGAAGTGAGATGTTTTGCGTATTTCGGATTTTCTATCCCATAAATTGATTATGATTTTTCGAAATGGATTTTCAACAGCGATGTGCAGGGCGGCGGATGACGAAAGGCAAGCTAGCCAAAACAGGATTGCGCCAATTGCGCCCATGGCTTGTACGGTTTCAGCCTGGCGGTCAGCTAAGTTGAGAATGATCACATGCACAAGATATAGCGCGAAGCTGATCTCTCCCAAGAATACTAGGGGGCGGATAGACAACAATCTGGTCAATGGGCCACGACTTAGCGCGAAGACTAAGATCATAAATCCCCAAAGCAGCCAAAGTCCTTCCTTGTAGATGTAGTATGCAAAGCCTTCACCCGCCATAGTTTTGATTGAGCCGGTGGCGGTGACCAAGTGAAGAGCCGTCACAATCAGGACAACGGCCGCAAGCTCAATCAGCAGCCATGTCATAAATGAAATGTTTGCTGTCTTAGATCCATGCTTGCGATACACTTGCGCCAAAACAACACCAAAAAGGAACTCAAATACCCTTACCAAAGGATTGGTGTAGACAGTTCCAAACATTGTTAGTCCCGGCGAGCTATCATCAGGGCTGAAATTGAAAACGCTTGCTGCCGTCACAAAAGCAATCAAGCATAGAGTGGCTAATACTAGAGCTTGTGGCAGTCTGCGTGCTGGGCTGAGTACTATGACTGCGAATATCACATAGAAAAAAGCTTCTGTTGAAATACTCCATGCCACACCATTAAAGGAAAGAACATAAGGCGCCAAAAATGCCCATGACTGTAATAGTGTGAAATTAAGAGCGAGCTTAATCAGGCCATCTGTTGGATTTGCAAACTCATGCGTTATGTTGGGTGTGATGATCGCCAACCATATTAATAAAGTCGCAATGTGCAGCGGCCAGATTCTTGCAAATCTTGCAATCAGGAATCGTATCGCGGATTTCTTGTCTGATAGGTGTTGATAATTATATGAGAGAATAAAGCCACTTAGTACGAAGAAGAATGAAACTCCCTGTGACAGCTGGAATGTTAGCGCAATACCAAGAGACCCCAGAAGGTGGTGGCTATGACCAACCACTATCATAGCTGCTGCAAAAAATCTGAGCGACGTCAGTGCATCAAGCTGTCGTTTAGCGTTCACTGCTCATACCTGAAATTAATGGGCGCGTATCGTACCTTGTGAAACCCTAGTCCGCCATTGCGGGGGCTTTTTTTCTTGGATAAAAGTGGTCTTCGCCATTCAGTCGGGTGGCTGGTTTTCAAAAAGTGAACATTATGCAGCACCACTCCATAGGTCACGGATGAGACTTAAGCAACCCGGTGACTCACCGGAGGCACAGTACAAGAAATGGAGCTGCTATCTCTCTGGCCTTCTTGGAGCGGTTGAGACGCACCTGGTACGGATCAGTGCCACATGACGCCTGTAGATGTTGAACTTTTCATACTCTGCTCCTGCCGAGAACTGCGCGCTTTAGCAGAGAACGCGTCCCCCTGTCCGAGGGCACCTCTACTTCAAATTTAGCAAATGACCATCGCCCGAGATCTCCGCCTTGAGCGGGATTTTTTGCTTGGAGAAAGTGATGACTGCAACCGAAAAAGACCGCGACATTCTCGCTCGCACGCTATGGGGGGAAGCCCGCGGTGAAAATTTGGCCGGCCAGATCGCTGTGGCCTGGTCGATCCGCAACGGCGTCGATGATGGCAAAGCCAAGTCGTGGTGGGGAGAGGGGTATGCGGGCGTTTGCCAGAAGCCATACCAGTTCAGTTGCTGGGACAAGAACGATCCGAACCTCCCATATCTGAGTGGCGCGAAGCAGATCCAGTTCCGCGAGCTCGCGCAGGCTCGGATCGCTGCTGACCAGGTAACTGATGGAAAGATGCCGGATCCTACCGGAGACGCCAAGCACTACTACGCAACCACCATGCCTGTGGCGCCAGCCTGGGCGGCAAAGGCGACGCAGACGCTGAAGCTCGGCCACCACATCTTCTTGAAGGATGTCCCATGAATTCCATCACTCTACGGCTCTTTTCTAATGTTACTGCGCTGCTGCTGGTGGCTGGCACGCTATTCGGCGCCCATCACGATGGTGTAATCGTCACGAACGTCAATGGCAGATCGACTGAAGGGCCCGCGACACCCTTGACGCCGAGACGAAAGCCCAGAACGAGGCTACCGAGCGCACCAAAGAACAGGCCTACGAACAATCAAGCCACAAGGCGGTTCAAGATGGTCAACGTGTCATTGATAAAATGACGGCTGGTGCTGTTGCTGCTCGCACTTCTGCTGACAGCTTGCGCGGAGCAGCCGACAACCTTGCCGCTCGAATCGCGGCCAGTAAAGCCAGCGGTAATTCCTACACTGCCGCCACAGCAAGGCATGTGCCGCTCTGCAACTCTGCTTGCCGACGTGCCCAAGTGTGCTGACCAAGCCCGAGACCGGGAACGACATGTGAGCAGACGTATGACACTCTTAAAGTGACGAAGGCGCAATTTGTGAATTAACTTGTACGCCTAACTAGCTTGAGATTGCAAAGTATCAATAGATAACCACGGATAATTACAAACATACACGCAGGTATGAAGCCGAAGTACCAGAGCACATAGTTTAAATGGACGTGAACTGCTGAATGTTTTTGCATCAGTATGAACCAACTCATTGGCGCGAGCAGGGTCATAATCACTAGCGCTGCATCCCTCCGTGCGTTCACATCTCGAGTATAAAACTGGGCTGCAAGGGAAAGACCTGTCAAAAGAAGAAAGCAGGGAAATATACGGCTACCATCTAACCAAAACAATACTGGTGTGTTCCATTTTGTGAGGTATTCGCTGATTACTTCTGATAGGGGAATGTTCGGCCCGACTCCGGTCATGTGTCCAAATGCGCTGTACTTCAATGCGTCCCACCCGAGAGTCTGACTTAGGCCCTCTATCAAAGTGTCAGCACGATTTGCGGCATGTAGCATGACGGCAACGAGAAAGCCTAGAACTGCGACCAACGCCATGACTACCGTCATTCGTATAGCGACTTTCATCCCGAGGGTCGGTGTTGCGCGGAAGGGGTCAATCATGAAGATTGTCAGCGACATAAGAATGATGGATGAAATGTATTCATACCCAGCGAGACATTTTACGAAAATCGCAGCGCCATACATTACTATCGCCAGCAGTTGAGACCTTGAGGAGGGAGGGCATCTGTAAGCGTACATCGCTAGCACGGTTGGCAGGAACCACAGAAAAGAGGCCCAGTATAGGTTTCGAGATATCGCAACAACCCAAGGTGAGCCAACCATACAAATAAAAAACACTGCTGCGAACGTAGTTGAAATGGTCAATCCTATTTCGCGAATTAACAGCGTCAATACCAAGGCCATCATAGCGGCCATCAGGAATTGCAATGAGAACACCGAATCAACAAATGAGAGGTGGTTATAGGCGAAAGAAAGCGCAAGCGCCTGGATCCCCAGTTGCTGTGGGTATTGGTTGAAGTTGAACTGTAATTCATTGTTGAGTTTTAGGATGTCTTCGTTTTTTATGCTGGTGGGATTGATGAACTCACCATTGTAAGATGCAATAAAATACTGACCAGATTTTTCAATGTCGGTAATTGTTCGCTTGCTATTATTTGGAAGTGTTATTTCTTGGCCGGCTCTAATGTCGTTGTCTGCGTAACCAAGAGTGTTTGTATCAGCTTTTTGTATAAGGAATTTGTTGGAAAATTTGCTAAATCCGTTCGTCCAGTACTCGTCTGAGATCCTGGCTGTTTGCAAACCCTTAGGTGTATCGATGCGTTCGTATATGGCAAGAACATTTGGCCCTTTTATCGGCTCACCACGTTCAATGAAGCCCATATTGCTATGGCCGGTTTTAATTCCATTGGCGTCTGCGAATATTTTTCCGAGCACCAATGCTTCTGAACCGTCACGCCAGGTTTTGAACTGATAGTCAGATGTTGTTTTGAACAGATTGAACTGGAATGCTGCGAGCATAACCAGAAACGCCAAAACATATTTTGATTTTTGGAATGCGACTTTCACAAATTTTCCGTTTCAAAGGTCGACCCTTCAGTGGGGCCACGATCTTATCAAGCCTTGAGGACTTGAAGAAGGCATCGCGCGATTTGCACGCTGGGTCTATGCGGGTCATTTTGCGGGGTTGTGATGGTGAATTGTCGGCGGAACGCCGGGGAGAGAGGTGAATCACTTTCGAAAACTACCTCGCTCCTCCCTGGCTTCATTGTTCCGTTTTTTTTGCATCAGTGCGTGTTGGGTCTAGGTTGCTCCAAGCAACGCCGGTGGCTTTGGCATCGACGCCGCAAAAGCATCTCTGCCAAAGGCTAATTGGGCCGACCACTGTCAAGCCCTTATCAGGCCTTGGCCGCTGCCATAGAGCGTTGGCGGAAACTCCGCGCATAGCCCAGCGCGGGTTTCTCGATACAGAACCACGACAGGGTTGCGAGTAGCGCAGTCACGCAAGCGGCGGCAGCCATTGATGGATAGAAACCTAATTCGGTGCAATTGATCAGCAATTGCTGAACCGGGAAAGCGTACAGGTAGAGACCGTATGAGATGTCGAATCGACCACGGATGAGGGGGTCGTTGAGCATGGTTCCGAGTGCGAGCGTGATTAGGCTGAAGCCTATGCTGGATAGCATCAAAGGCACTGGGCCAACAACAGCAGCCCCCATCAACACCAACCCCACCCCGGTCATAATGATTTTCGAGCCCAAGCTACCCAGCAGGCCTTGGTGGAATGCCAGTGTTGACCCGACGAAGAACCCAACGCACACCGACGTGTAAATAGCTACCTTGTCCGCAATGGGGTGATCTGCCGGTAGGCTGACGATGTGCAGCGCGCAGATGCCTATCAGGACGAGTAATGGCACAAAAGGCTTGGTCGACAAGCTCAGTGCCAAGGCAGCCAGGACATAGCAGCCGAATTCAAGTTTTAACGTCCACAGGCTGCCGTTCAGTGACTCCTGAAAAATGAACCCTTCGGTTACTGCGTCTATGTTGGCGCGGCCGAACGCGGCGATCTGGAGAAATTTCTTCAGCGCTTCACCGCTTTCAGCTGTGGCTAAAATGCCACCTTCGCTAAAAAAGCCCCCTACCAAGTACACCATTATGAATGAGCAAACGATGAGCGCCGGGAATATCCTGGCGATCCGGTTAACCGCGTAGACCTCGAGAGAGGATCGTATGAAGCTTTGGGTTATGAGGTAACCCGATATGGCAAAGAACGATACGACAGCAAATCCACCCAGAGAATTGACTCCTTGGAGCGCGGGTTCAGTTTTGCCGGATAGAACGAAATGGTGGCTGACCAGAACCATCAGCGCGGCGATATGCCTGATCAAATCAAATGCGTTGTTGCGACTCGGCAT